TTGTAACTACAACCACAGAATTACCAATTGGTGTTGGTCTTGATCTGGTCGCTGGTTATAGCAACGCTGACACTGAAGTAAAAGACGAAGAAACCGATCTTTCTGCAGTTTTCTCAAAAGAGATTGCTGATTATCTTGTTTCTTTGAGTTATACTTGGTATTCGCAAGACTTTGCCAAAGATGGTAGTGGACAAGCGCAAGAAGCTGGTCTTTCGGTTTCGCGTGAAGTTGGACCTGTTGATGTTACATTCACTCAATACCTTGCGATCAAGGGTGATAATAACTCATACAGCGAACTAGCAGCAACATACAGTGACGATTTCGGTCTTCCTGTTGTGTTGGATTTCCGTTCTGAACTCGGCTATCTTGCTCAAGAAGGAAAATGCACTCATTTTGAAACTAGAATTTCAACCGATATTCCAGTTTTGCAAGAAGTAACAGCAGTTCCGTTTGTTGCATATTCTCTTGGTCTTGATGACTCTGTAGGTGCGCATTCAGACATGCATAATGTTTTCTTCGGTGGGATCGAGTTTAAGCGCTCGTTCTGATTTAGATATTCAAAAACCAAAATAAAAACCAATACCGTCTTGTGAGAAATCGCAAGGCGGTTTTTTAATGTAAAAATTTTATTATATATTAAATATTAAATATGCGCAAAGATTTTTCAGAATTGTCATTTTTATATGAAAATGTTCTTATAAATGAAATATCTCAAAAATATGTGGATGTTATAAAAAAAGCTGCCAATGACCATGTGTTACCATTTGAAAATGTTTTTAACAATAAGTTGAGGATTATACTTCCCATCAAGGGAACTGAAACATACAATGCTATTTTAAATGATATTTCAAAAATAAAAGATTTTGATCGTTTCGATCCAGAAAAAAAAGAGGTCGTTAGAAAAATAAAACTCGATCCAAAATATGGCGGGGGAGAGAAAGAACAAAAAATAAACTTGGGAAGAGCGATCAATTCTTTAAAAATTGATCCAGAAACAAAAAAGAAATATTTAAATTGGTTTGCCAATTACGAATCCAACATACCAGAAATGAATGATCTTAAAAGATTTTCTGTGGTTGTTTCAAGAAGTCCAATTGATGTGTTGAGAATGTCTGATATCAGCGATATAGAATCATGTCATAGTCAAGGCGGTGCGTATTTTCAATGTGCGATTCAAGAAGCTATAACAGGCGGGGCTGTGGCTTATGTTGTACACACCAGAGATCTTAAAAAATTATCAGACGATGAGTTTCAAAATGAAGAAATATTCGAAGACAAAGAAAGAAACGTCAAAGGAATCGGCGTATGGTCTAGATTAAGAATAAGAAGATACGAAATAGAAGAAAACAACAATGATATCGGGATTCCAGAAGTCAGAATCTATGGTCGAAAAATACCAGGATTTTATGACACTGTGAAAAACTTTTTAACAAAATCTCAACAATACAGCGTTGATAATCTTTATAAATTATATAAAAATAAACAACTTAAAAAAACTGGTGGCTCTTATTCAGATTCCAGCGATAGTCAATTATTCAATAGAATGTACGACACTGATGTTTTTTATGGAAGCATTCGTCACGAAGACAATGATGAAAATGCGGGTAGAGAAGCGCAATTCGAAGAAGAATTAGCAGGATTTCAAAACCGTTTCGAGTTTGAACATTGTAATGCGGGTTATAGTATTGATGGAGATGATGATTATGTTTATTATACAGCGTGGGGAGCAATCAATATAGATCTTGGAGAATATCAAGTGATTGATGATTTTGTAGAATTTGACAGCGAGTATGAGATAAGCCAATTAAAAAAATACAACAAAGATTCTCAACACCAATGGGAAAGATCACTGCCATATAATTTTAAAAACAGAAACCAAGAATCCTCAATAAACACTTATAAAAATTTCCTAACAGATTTTGAACAATACGATAGCACATCTTTCGTAGAAGACTCGTTGGCTTCGATAAGCATAAAAAGAAATTACAATGAAAAAACGGGAAATTGGGAAAAAAATCATTCATCAATGTCGCTGGGAATATTATTCAACAACGAAGAAAGCACAGACGACACTGACGAGTATCTCTCTTTCTTGAGAGAGGTTGACAACATAGATGGAAACTACGAATCAATCAAAAAAGCATTATTAAAAGCTTTATTGAAAAACGGTTTGATAAAATCAGGACCAGATATGGAAAAATATACCACCATATCAAAAGAAAAAGAATTTGTAGAAGATATAAAGAACTTTGAATTTGATACGTCAGAAGACGCATTAACAACTGATATATTTTTGGGAAGATACACAGAGCTATCAAAAGATGTTGCTTACGCAAACATCAGCATGATATTTGGAGAAGCACTTGAAAAATATCTAGACACGTATTACAAATCACCGCAAATCAATACACAGCAAACCACATTTGATAAGTTTTTTGAAAACCACTACAACGAAACGCTTGTTAATAAGTATGGAATAGAAAATATCAAATGCAGATACACCACCCAAGCATTCAACACCGAATTATACAACATGAGTTTGGAAATAAAATTCGAAGCATTGAACAGCAAAACCGCGCCAATTATCAAATTCCTAAATGATCACTATGATGATATAACCAACATAGCCAAAATGTTTTTCTTAAAACTCGCCAAAATAGAAAACCAGGACACCAAAAGATTACAACAGGTGTATGGTAAGTTATTACAATAATCAACCTTCCATAACTTCATCTAAATCATAAAAGCTATTTATAAAATTGATATTGGCTTTTTGGATTGGTGTGAATCTGTGTGTAACTTCTTTTTCGTAAAATGTTTTGTTCTGCGAAAAAACAATTCGAACCCATCCCAAAGAAAAAAGAGTATCGTATACTCCTTTTTTGGAAGAAGTCCCAATACTATCTAAAATTTGTTTTCCAACGATTTCATGTTGTCCAACACCACCACGCACCACTGCAAAATTACCATGGCGATCCATCCAAAACCCATAAGGTTTGTTCATAGGCAAACGAACAATGCTGTTGTGTATTTTCAAGGTGTCTTGATCATCAAAAGCTTTTGTTTTACTTGCTTCTTCAATCATTTCAAGATAAATACTGTTTATATCTAAACGATAATTCATAATTTTATTTAATATAATTCGTTTTGTATAGAAGATAAGTATTCTCCATCCAGAGTTTGGATTATTTTGGATTGCACAACAACACCAGGATTGATGATAATCACCGAAAGGTTTTCGTTTCTAATGTCTCCTTCGCCTGTGTTCTTGTAAAACGCTACATCATAATCACCCAAACCTTCAACATAATCATAACCGTGATCAGAGCCATCGTCTGGCAACAACTTTGGATACACATCACCCGTTCTAATAATTAGCTCATAAAGATAATATGTGTCATACTTTCCTTCGTCATTGATCATATAATCAGCGCGAATCAACGCTTGTTGACGAGTACCACAATGAGATCCCGAAACGTAATCTCGCTTATCACCACGAGCAGAACTACGAAAAACTTTTAAATATTCCACACCTTCAACGTCTTTAAACTTTGTATTTGCCGTTAATTCTTGAGTGTTATAGAAAGATTCCAAAAAGCTTTTCATAGGATTATTTAATTGACTAAATATTTTAGATAATGAAAAACAGAGATCAACTATTATTGACAAATATATATACAAGTTCTGTTTTGTCAGAAAGTATAACAGCAGCTGTTAAAAAAATTTCAATTGAAAACCTTTTACCAGATAAAGATAACATGGAAGTGGCTGTTGATTCTCTAAGAAAAGGCATGCGCAGTTCTGATAATAATCCTATATCGGTTTATAAAAATAAAAATAAATATATAGTAGCAGACGGACATCATCGCTTGTTGCAATCCATAATCAACGGCGATGAATCCATCAACGCAAAAATCCTTCACTCAGACACACCAGTATCCACAACAGGAACAATCAAATTAGACTTATTCGACGGCGATTACTATGGACTGGATTCATCTCTAGAAAACGGATGGTTAATAAAAAGACTATGAAAAACGAAGACAGATATTTTTTAGAAGAACTCTATACAGAAATGGCATTGTCCAATCTACAAACGATTGGCAAATGGCAAGACGATAAAAATAGACACGGATATGACAAAGCATCAGTAGGAATACTATCATCTCCCGCAGGATTAAAAAAATTAGAAGACACATTCAACAAAATAGGAGGATGGGACTTTAATCTATATTTCGTAAAATTACCAAACGCATGGAAACAAAGCGAAATGGGACTGGTTGATATCAACAACCTACCACAATTAATCAAAGTCGAAGCGGGAAAAGATTTCCCCATGCCAACAGACAGCGAAATAACAATCATATTCACAAACAACGCAGCGGCAGAAAAAGTACCATTAACACCATGGACAATAGCACACAGAATAGGACATTCTTTCGCAGCAACATTCAGAAGAGGAAACGATAAATCTATACAACACTATGATAACGAAATATCAAATATATTAAAAAAATTATTAATGTGTTATAATATAAAACCAGAAGGAAATCTGTTATACTCCCAAGCTTATTATATAAGAGATCTATTTCAAAAAATAGGAAAGTTCCGTAGTGCTAGAATGGGTAAATTAAATCGCCCAGCAGAATTCTATCACGAAGCGTTCTCGTATTGGTTATTACACGATGGAGAACTAAACTTCAATGATCCCCCACAATCACTGATAGACAGCAACAAACAAGCATGGGGAACACCAGTGGGTATGAATTATAGATTACAAGATGCAGAAACAGCAGAAGACTTATTATATCAATTAAAATATGAATTAGAAGAGAAATTCAATTATATGATAGGAAGACACATCGGCACAACGTCGATTATGTGATCGGGCCTTATACAAAAAACCTATAAAAATATAAAAAAAAATATTTTAATAAAAATTGGCCTTATATAAAAACCTACAAAAAATACAAAAAATATTTTATATAGTAAAAAAGCCTTATAGTAAAACTTACAAAAAATACAAAAAATATTTTAATAGTAAAAAAGCCTTATATAAAAAACTTACAAAAAATACAAAAAATATTTTTCCATGGCCCCCCCTTTCAAAAAAAACCTACCAGCGTGTAGAAGCAAATTCTAACACGCTGGTAGGTATGGTTGTATGTTATTCTAGTTTCTTACTACTCAGTAGTCAGCTAACTCACCGAATTCCTCTTCGACGAACTCTCGTGCGAACTCTCTGGCAGCGTCAGTGACTTCAGCAGCTAGGTCATAGCCGTTGTCGATCATCTCTTCGATCTCGTCGATGTAGTCGCAAAGTGATGCCGTGTCTGGCAGGTCTGATAGACTCATCATGGTGATGGCTTCGACTTCACGATTGATAATGTTGATTGCTTTTTGTCTGTTTGTCATGGCAAGGTTATGATAATCTAGTTTTTAACTGGTGATTGGCAAGCAGGAGACGATCAATCTCCCACTTGCCTTTACCATGCTACCTATTGAAACATTTGAATGACTACAACCATCCAGATGGCAAGGTTGAGTCCAATGACGATACCGAGTAATTCTTTCATGATGTTAAGATATGTTGTCGCCCCCTCAACTTTCTACTGCGTTGCTACGGGATCTTGTGAGTAGGGGAAACCACCCCAGGGCGACAAAAGGATTATGTTCTAGTTTTTTACTGGTGGCCAGAGTAGTTTACTGGTTCGTCAGAGTCAACCTTGACGCACCAGCACTTCTTGGCTGTTTTCTTCTGGTAGTCAGTCCATGGCTTTGGGCCAAAGGCAGCTTCCCAAGCTGCCTTTTCTGTTGGGCCATCGCCCAGATTGCAATGTCGAAGGCAATTGATGCCCGATTGTCCTTTGATGATGTATTTCATGGCGAAACTATTATGATCTAGTTTTTTACTGGTTGACTTTAGCTTCCCAGTTGAAAATGTCGGCTTGACTGATCTTGATGCCGTGCTTGTAAAACAAGTGGGACAACGCGAGTCGGCTCATGCCTTTCTTGCGGCACACTCTGATTGCCTTTCGATAAGGCTCACAGCGCTTCACAAAGGGAGCGGTGCGGCGTGGCATCGGAGTGTTGATGATTTGATTTGAGATGTGTGCGGATGATAGTTTCATAGTAGTGGTGTGGTATTGGAATGATATTCTAGTTTTTTATTAGTTAAATCGGCAAACCTCTTCAAAAATTCCTTCGTTGTTTTGGACATAAAAGGAACAATCGAGCATTTCCATTTCGTCGTCCACTTCGTCTTCCATTGGAGGGCCAAACTCAATCACATCGCAAATTGGAGTGAAGTGAAGCTCCTTGTGCTTGTCGATGTAGCAAAGGAACAAATTGTCTACTGTGTAATCTTCTAGTGTATTCATGGTATTGGAATGATATTCTAGTTTTTTAATACTCCCATTCTGGCTCGTATCCATCAGCGAAACGATCTTCGTATGCCGCATCGAGCCATGCGTCTTCGTTGCCCTCGTTGGTGAGGTCATAGGGAAGCAGGTCGTCTTGCAGATTGTAATGGGGATCATACAATGCTTCATCGCCGTATTCTTCAACAAAGACATTGTATGGGATGGTATCGGGTTCAATAGTATTCATGGTAGTGTTAGGATAATTTAGTTTCTTACTGGTGATCCTTTAGGCGGATCAATCCATCGCTTTTCTGGCAAGCCGATTGCCACGCACCGCCACGCTCTCCGTTGCGGCTTTTCTCTTGTGCCTATTTGATCGGTCGGCTTCCGTGTTCCTACTATGCGGGAACCTAACGCAAATTCATCATAACCTAGTTTTTAACTGGTCAGATTTCGATGATGTCATCGTCATCGGCATAGGGATAAATCCCAGTATCGGGATCGTAAAGATCACCGAAAACGATTTGCAATTCCAAGGTATCAAGTAGGGCGAGTAGGTCAATCATGGCAGGGTCATCATAACCTAGTTTTTAACTAGTGGATTTGAGATAAAAAAAGGGGAGAGTGAAAAATCACTCTCCCCTTGTGGATTGTTATGCGTTGGCTTTTGCCGCTTCCATTTCCGCGATCATCGCCTTGAGGCGTTCGATCTTGGCCGCAGTTTTGGTTTCAGCGCGTCCGTTGTGGATTGCCTTGGACTCGACCTCAAAAAGGTCAACGCCATCGGGAGTGAAGCGGTGGGACATTGCCACTTCGACAATGACGCGCAATGCTTCGCCGTCATTCTTCAACTCAAATTCCTCTTTCAAGGATTGGATGAAGTCTTTGTCGCGGAGGGTGGGAACGATAGGATGCTGTTTATTTTTCATAGCAAGGTCAGTGTATTCTAGTTTCTAACTGGTCTCAACCTTTCAGGCAGGTATCATTCCATCAATCTTCTTGGCGATTGATTGCCGTTTGGTGCTGGCATCATCATAACCTAGTTTCTAATTAGTCATTGCAAATTCATCAATGAATGTTTCGAGAATGTCACTAGGTGCTTCAATGCTTATTGCGATAATCATGCGGTTAAATTTTATTTTAGTTTTTTATTAGTCTGGTGTATTTTTTAACTTATTATGAATAGATTGTTATGGTTAAGATTCCAGATTGGAATAAAAAGATTCCGCTGGAGGATAATAATAACACAAAATTATCCTCCAGCGGATTTTACCACGATACTACACCTATAAAAAATTATATGATTTTAGGGAAATTAGTCACAAAACAATCCCTTGCGTATCTTTCTTTTGCGATTCTTTGAAGGGGTATTTGCACAAGGCTTGAGCAAGCGCATAGGATTTTTGGATTTGACTGCTGTTAAAATCCCGTGGATGAAGTATCCAAGGATTAGAATTGTTGTGAATCCAATTGAAAACCACACATAAAATGTGATGAATGTTTCGATTGTGAAGAATGATGTTGTTAGATATTCAATCATAATTTGATTATATAATAAAGTTATTGATTGTCAAGAGAGTTGCATTGGTAGCCAAGGAATTAGTTATATGAAACGAACGCAAGAGATTTTCCTTGGCTACCTTTGCAAAATTATCGTATACCAGCAAGCGCATCAGCCACTATGCGTTTTATCAGACTTAATAATGTATGTAGAACTCACAAAGTTGTGATGACAAACTGATTATATTATCATCGCAACTTTATAAACATCATTTTATCATTTACCAGATGAGATTACTTCGTGTGTTTTGGGATTGATCATTCTCACCAGATAGTCAATGATGAATTGAGTTGAGTCTTCTCCTATTGGATGGCTACCTAGTTGGTTGCCCATGCGATAAGTTAGATAGTTTTCGTGGATGGTAAAGACTAGATGGTTCATTGTTTGGAATGTTTGATGTGAAAAGCCACAAAGTCTTCTGCGAGATTATCAATTAGTTCTTCAACAAAAGCACTGGCATCATCCATTGGGTGAAGTTCAAACTTTGAAACCGCATCCCAAACTTCGATTTGCTTTTGATCTTCCTGCTGTTCTGATGTGCTGTATTCATCAGCGAGCAAAGCGAGAGAGAGTCTTTCAGCACTCCAATCTTTGGGCCATTTGGAAAGGAAATGACCTGCGGCGATTAGGTATGCTTCGGCGTGGAGGGGATTGTTAGTGTCGAGGAGGATGTAGTCTTGCATGGCGTGAGGTTAGTTGTTTTGGGATTGCTTGTCAACAAGTTCTTTCGCGATTTCTTCTTTGAGGTCTTCCAGTAGATCAATGAAGTCAGAGAGTTCATCGTCCATAAGAAACATAGGAAGAATGCGGTCAATGATTGGTTCAGCAGGAAGCTCCCTTGTCAATTCGTAGTAACGCTTGAGTTTACAAGTATCGTGTGCGAACTCACCGATTTGTTTGATTGGTTGCATGGTTATTGTTCGATGAGGTTATTTTGTTTACAAAACTCGGCAATTACACCATTCATCTCCGTAAGAAAGTCGGAGATCATGAGTTCCTTGTCGAATGAGACTTCGTTGCCTTCGATGCAATATAAAAGGTCAACTTGGATTGTGGGTGGATTGATTGGTTGCATGGTGATTAGTCGTCAGCGTGGTGAGTTTCCATTAGTTCAGCAAGATAGCCGCGAATTTCATCAGCGGTTTCGCTTTCTCCTCCAGAGTATTCGTTAACAAGATCGAGAGCTTGATTGGCGATTTCCTCAAGGGCTTCAATTGTGTTTAGTAGTTTTTCGATTGTGGTCATGTCAATAGTATAGTTTAGTTTCTTATTAGTGAAAGTGTGCTCCCCGCTAGGAGTCGAACCTAGGCTTCCAAGCTATCAGCAAAGCTATCCATGGTTTGCTTTGCTTTAGTGTTTGGTGTGCCAGCGCATCGGGGAGGTGAGCTTATTGTAAGTTAGTTTTTTATTAGACGCTGGCAGGAATTTCTTCGTCCTCGTCGTATTCGACAAAGTTAAAGTTTTCTTTTGCAAACTCCGTGACATCAGCATCATCGACTTGGTTGTCGTCAATTTGACCTTCGGAGATGATAGCAGTCCCAGCAAACCAGCAACCGCTCTCAAAGTAGTCCAGCGTGAATTGATCGTTTGGAAACATTTCAGACAAAGCGGCAATGGCTTGAAGTGGTGGACTCCAAGCAGTCATAAAGGTTGCTTGAAAGTCTGCGATCTCGGAGATGAGTTGGTCAGCAACTTCACGCTGCTCTTCTTCGCTCAAGTCCCATTTGGTTCCCCAGTTTTCAAGTCTCCAATCATACCATCCATTGCCCTCAAGCAATTCGGGTGGCGTGGGTTTGATCTTCTCAAAAGAAAGACCATTTTCTTTTAGATAGCTTTCCAATTCTGGACTGCAATCCATGATCGACAATTTGTTTTCGCACCAGTTAGGCATAGTAGTAGTATAGTTTAGTTTCTTATTAGTTGATCTTCATCAAAGAAAGAAGTTTCAATGTGATTGGCTTTTCAGCAACATGGAAGAAGAAACCATATTCCAAAACCTCAATGTCGCCATCGACTTCGGCAAGAGAAATATAGTCATCGCCGTGATTATCAGCAACGAATGGGCCTTCGTCATCATAGCCGATAAAGTAAAGCGTATCGTTTAGATCGACAGCATAAGCGTCACCAAGTTCTTCGTGTAGTTGTTCAAGTGTGGTTGTTTGCATGTTGTTAGTAGTATAGTTTAGTTTCTTATTAGTGTATGGGAGTATCTCAAGTCTTCTTCGCTGTTGAAGGTGATGAAGTATTCAATTTCGGTCATATTAGGGTAGTTTGACATGGTATTAGTGGTGGTATTTGTATTAGAGGAGATTGTGATCAATGTAGTCTTGAATGGATGGAATGCTTTCCATGTATTGCTGCAGATCAGCAATAATATCATCTAGATTCTCGCGGTTGTGAGTGTGGGGGCAACCAAGGTTGTTGTTGACAAGCTTGAGGATTTGCTCTGCGATTTCTTCGTGGGTTGGGTAGTGTTTCATATTGTTGCTTATATGGCTTTAGTGTAGGTTAGGAGTTGGGGTTAGTCAAATTTTTTCTGCATCCAAGTCGATGCCGTCATAGTCAACCCAGAAAGATCCTTCGATGTAGGAGCTTTCTTTGGGCAAAGGTCTTTCATCTTGTTCCGCGAGTTCAATCGCATCTTGCAATGATTCAGCTTCAATTTCCATGTATCCGTAAGATTCCCAGACACAGGGGATTTTGTATGTTTTCATGTTGTTAGTAGTATAGTTTAGTTTCTTATTAGTCTACGAGAAACCTGCGCTTCCATTGTGATTCTTGCACTTGTTTATCAAGCCAAGATTGTTGTTGAAAGATGCGGATTCCATACACAGGTTTTTGTTTTGTAAAAAACAATGATATGATTTGGTCGAGTAGCTTCATGTTGTTATGATAGTTTAGTTTTTTATTATTACCTTGCATTTAGAGCATACACAAGTCGGTTGTTAATAATGACACCATCGGCTTTGTCAATATACTTTGTTCCATCAAAGAATCTTTCTTTTAGATATGGATTGTATCCTACGATTTGGTATTGATGTTGAGTGGGATCAAGTTCATTGGTAGGTTCTCCAATAATAAATGCGTGGACATTTTTCCTCTTTTGTTGCAACACTCTTTGTCTTCCTGCTTCACTCACCTTGAATGAAACATTCTTGAGATGTATTGCATCAACATGACGCATGACTTTCCACACGCCATTGACTTTCTCTTGAACACTCAAGCGTTTTTTATGTAGATTGTAGTAGACGCGAACATTCATAAGTTTATTGAGCTAGTTTTTGAAGGGCTTCAAGACAATCAAGGCGGGTCTTTTTTCCCGTGATTGCTTTGGCAGTTTTGAATACGAGATTGCGACTATGCCGCATTCCCATGATTTCAAGTTTCAATCCGCTGATAAGGACACGCAAGCGGTATCCATCAATTTGTTCTTTAGTAGTTAGTATCATAGCGACCTCAGTATATTCTAGTTTTTTATTATTAAAATAAGGGCAGTTTTATGTCATACCCAGGACATTGCTACTACTACTTATGAAAGTTCCTCATAATCCTCTGTGCCAAGGATATTGTTAGATTTTACGGTGAAACATTCGGGGCGATTTTCTTCTGGATTCAGTAGCTTTTTGCGCTCGCTTTCAGTAAGAAACTCAGCGAATGTTCCTTTATCGACCACTTGCCCATCGACATAATAAGTCGAAGATGGAAAGTGATTGTTGCCAGTTGAAGGATAAAGCCTGATATATTCAGCATCTTTATGCTCAATAACATAGGGAAATTGTTTCCAATTACCCCATGGCAGACTTTGCACTTCCCCACGCTCGCCATTTTCAATGGCATCTTTGACGCTGGAAAGGTTAGCAAAGTTCACGCCAGCACGAACAACAGCACTTGTCACTTTTTCAAGAATGACATTCTTATGAGCGGCGGCGGGTTTGGGATTGCTTTTCCAATAGGCTTTTACAAAAGAACCTTTCGTGTTGAGGATCTTATTGATAACTTCAGTTGCGGTTAGTGATGCAGTATGTGTATTCATAGCGACCTTAATATAATCTAGTTTCTTATTAGTGACAGTGTATTGGGGTTTGGTAACGAAACAGATTTCATTACCAAAACCAATATATTCTAGTTTTTTATTAGTTTATTCAGCTTCTTTATTGCCACGAGTCGGGCAATCGGTGATATGAACAAGTTTGTTCTTTGCTCGCGTGATGGCAACATATGAGAGATTCTTTTCTTGTTCTTTCATCCAATCCAAAACCGCATACTTACTTGGTTGAAATTGACTCATACCAAGGATATAACAGTTGTCAAATTCCAATCCTTTTGACTTGTGAATGCTTGACAGTGTGACTACATTCGGCTTTTTATAGTCGTCATTATCACTGAACATATCACTGATAAGTTTTTGAAGAGATGCAACATCATGCTTGCCGAGGGTTTGGCATCGCTCAATGAGAATCATCATTGTATCAAATTTGTCTTCAAGCAGTGCAAGTTTTGCTTTACTAGCCTTTTCGCTTTCACGATCAAAATGCTTTTGAAGTCGAAGTGTAAACGTTGCCAAGTCTTTTACTTTCCACTTGCGAGTGAGTGTAATAAGGTTTTGACCAATGTCTTTTCCTTCGATTCTACAACCAATGCCTTCACGAATAAGCGCAAACGCAAGAGCAACAAGCGGGGAATTATTGCGACATATGATACCATCATTTTTATTAAGGTTTAATGACGGTGTAGATTTTACAAATTCATCATACTTAATTGAAGATATTTCCCCGTCGTTGTTATTTTCAAATGCTTCAATGTCTGCTACATATTCTTTAGCAGCGGTGATAATATTCTTTCCGCAGCGATAGCAAACACTCAGCGGAAGTTCAACAGCGTCAAACATAGTTTTGATGAGTTCCATGCTATTGTTTTCAGCACCAGTAAACCCATAGATAGCTTGATTTGGATCACCAATAGCAATCAATCTACCACCTGGCTTAAGCATTTTCTTGAGCAAAAGCTTTCTACAAACATTGGTATCTTGTGCTTCATCAACAATAATCCAATCATATTGTATCATATCAACATCAAAAAGCAATGGGAAATAAAGCATATCACTGAAATCAATGCTTTTGACATCACGGTTATTAAGATCCAGTACCTTTTGGCATACATCAATAATCGTTTCCAAGCTCACATCAGCATCAATATCAATATCATTATGCTGAATAATATTGACCCAAGCATTGATATCATCAACAGTGTTGCAACCAGAAACACCAAAACCGTATTCTTTTGCAAAGCGAACCATATCCATGATTGCTTTACGACACTTCATAAGTTCCCCTTCTTGAGTGAAATACTCAACAAAGTTATAAACCTTGGAGTTATTAACACTCATTTTGCCTTTTGCTTTGGCAAGACTTTTCAATGATTCACTATGAAAAGTAGCAGCACTTGCATTGGGATAACCCATAGTAACAAGACGATTTTGCAATTCAGTTGCAATTTTCTTGTTGAAAGCAAGCATCAAAACATCACCGCTCATACGATCAACAGCATTGATAGCAGTAGTAGTTTTACCACTTCCCGCTTTAGCATTGACAATCGCATTGCCAGTTCCTTCAGATACCCATTTATATATATTTTCTTGATAAGTAGATGCAAACATGTGACAGCAGTATATTCTAGTTTTTTAGTAGTCTTTTTTCTACAATTCTAGTTTTTTAGTAGTGGATATTACTCTGGATTCACAACAAATCCCGTATCATCTTTCTTGGCTTTGCCTTTATCAACAAGACCAACAACACAATTACTAGGATCAAGAAAGCGAAGATCATTGGTATCACCATCAACAACAACCTTATTCTTGTAAGTAGCAGGAAGTTTTTTGCGAAAAACAACAGCAACATTGCCACCCATACTCATAATAAGATCAGTATGAGATTCATTGCTTTCACTACGAGAGAAAGTAAGATGATAATTCTTTGGAAAATTACCATTAACAAACTCAATCATACGCTTTACATTCTTGGTATAATCATAAAATACAACATCGGGAAAGTGTTGCATCATATTCTTGCCTTGAAACAAGACATTTTCCCAAGGAATATCACTTGTAAGATTGAATCTAAAGCAAGGAATCATATCATTCTTCTTTGCTTTTTTAACAGCACTTTGAATTTCTTTATACAATTTAAGCAAGAAATCTTGTTTATCATTAAAGAAATACTTGGTTTTATTGATACGAGATTGTTGAACATTTGAATAAACACCCATGCCAGCGGTATTAAGACAAGCAGCCGCACAACCTATTGATGCAAATTGACAAGTGTTATAACCAGACAATTTAGCAGGAGCTAAATGAATACCATTTGAATAATAACCAAATGATTCACCTTTTTTGATTTTTGTATTTGCAGTAGTGAGTAGTTTCATAGCGACAACAATATAATCTAGTTTTTTATTAGTTTCGATTCAATCGTGATGATGAATATCAATAAAACAATATGATGATTTATTGATATTGATTTCAATCATGCGAAATCATTATGATCTAGTTTCTTATTAGTTTTTATATCTTTTTCTATATTGATATATAAACTTATATCTTCAACTATGATAATCTAGTTTTTTATTAGTCTTTTTATCCTTTCTACTATCTGTTTATCTTTGTTTTATTTTTTTAATTATTATTGTCTTTATCATTGATAAAATTTGCTATATCATTATTAGTTACGCTACGCGACATGTTTTATTCCGTAACTCATTGATAATCAATGATTTTGTTTTTTTGGATACAGATCGTTGGATATATATTATATTGTGTTTATCTGGCGTATTTTGTTGATATATATCGTGTGTGTATCTGTGTGTGCTTGTGTGTATCTATGTGTATTTTGATACATTTTATGCGTATTTTGATATTGTTTTAGTATATTTTGGTGTATTTATACGCTATTTTTGTTTGTTTTTGATCCTCATTTCCTTTATGAGTTGATCGTATTCCCCGCTTCTGTATTGTTTTAAGATGATATCCACTGCAATGCAACAGGCTTTAAAATTATTTTTTTGGGTATTGTTTGATTGTTTCATGTGTGTGTTGTTGTTATTGTGTGTATGCTTATTCACTAGCCATTATGCGTTTTATCAAATTTACATGTTTATATCAGATAAACAAAGTTGTGATATTTACAAAGTTATAATGGTGACATTATTGTATTGATACCAATGTCAATGAACTGATATGTTATTGTCTATTTTTATTTTAGAATTTGGAAAAGTCCAACACTCTTTTGTATCGTTTATAAAACAAACCCAGTGTAAGTCATGTTCTTGGGAATAATCAATTACCAGATGTGCATATCCTTTTCCTTTGGGTGTTGTTACTGGTATTGTTGGGTTTAATTGTAATATCATAAGTTACATTTGTTTTTATAATTTATATTTGAATGTCTTACCATCTATGATATTGTCTTGTACCAATATATCAAGTGCCAAGGATTTATCTAGGATTTCGTAGGGATTATCTTTTGATTCCAACAACATATTGTTTCCTATCTTGTCGTTGATTACAGGATGGATTGTTATGTTTTGTATGTTTATTGTTTTGTCTTGCAGTAATGTGAACGTTATGTGTGCTAGATGAACATCTGCGTCTTCTTCGCTGGTTATCAATGATCGATGAATGTACTGCATATTTGATGTTTTGTTGTATCAAAGTTTGTTACTTTTTAATCTCTAGGATTTCCACCTTCACGATCTTGCGTGAGATTTCGTTGTGGAATACATAATCAGATCCCACATAATAATCATCTACAATCTGTTGGATTGATTTATCTACCAGCATTACTAAAAGAACATTAAAGCCAGTAGTGAAGCGATCACCGTCTTCAATTGTGATATTCAGTGTAACTGTGATATATTCGCGTCTACTACAATCTTCATAAAAAACGCTTGAGTGTTCGTTGGTCATATTGTTATTGTATCAGAGTTTTATTACCAGTGGGTGTATTCTTTGATGATACCCTCTTCATTCAGATAGCGAGCACACACATAAGTCTGAACGCAACTATCATCACATGTCTCGAAAACATGAAACTTATCTTGCAACTCATACACAGCTTCGAGATACAATCTGCATGCTTCTTTTGCAGAGTCTAAGTTAGGATGAACATCATTAGGTGGCATAGTCATACTCTTATTGTATTAGTGTTCCTTAGTCCAATTCGTAGGTATCAACCTCGATGCCGATCTTACTTAGCTCGTGTACAGCGTGATTGCGATACCATTCTTGATTCCAAAGCATCTCAAGACCTCCTTTTTTGAAGTCGTCTGGAAGAAGAAGGGATGTCATCTCACTAGCTTTGATAAAGTCTTCTTCGCTGTTGAAGGTGATGAAGTATTCCATTTCGGTCATATTATTATTGTATCAGTGTTCCTTGTTTATTTCCTTCTTACCATCCTTACGCACACGCTTATTCTGTATGCGTTTATAGTATTTGCGTAGATGCTTCCACCATTGAACGGTCTTGACACCGCCTTTACTCTTTGATGAACTACTCATTTGTTTATTGATAAAATTAACTGACGGTTTGTTGTTCTAGTTGTTTGAGTTTGTTTTTCAAGCTGTTTAATTTGTTTTCAATCGAGCTGTTTTTATTTTCAACGAGTCGTATCATTGATCTACAGCATTTACAAAACTGATAGTATGATGGTTTTGGATTGTTGCCTTGATATTTCAAGGAGTTTTGAATACGATTATGACTGGTGGTTTTGACGCGAATAATCCTTGAACAATCGCATGTGTATTCGTATGTGTTTTGTCGTTTGGTTTTGGTAACACTGGTGTCATAGCTGTGGCAACGAATCGGTTCAGCATTGAAAACCTTTATCATAACATATTTCCATTCTTTGCCATGACTCTTTACAAAACTACCAAACACCATTCTCTGAATATAATGAGCCATTTCATGAACAACAATCTCATGAAAGGTTTGTTTGTTATGCTCTGCCAAGTCAAGTTGGAACATCAATTCTCTGATTGATTGATTAAAAGACACAAGACAAGTTCCTGCTGTTGTGCCGTTTCTTTTAAAGATGATGTTGGTGGGTCTTGGAAAAACCCTGTTAAAGAATTTTTCAGCAATGAGGAAACATTCTTCAACCTTTTGTAGTATGGTGTCTTGCATGACAACAGTATATTTTAGTTTTTTATTAGTTTCTTGAAATCCATCAAACGATGAAATGAATCTACAATCCTTTTATAAAAAAAACAATTTGACTAAATAATACTATGACTACAAAAGATCAATATAATTTAGCTAACTTGTATAAGGAATCATACGAAAATGATGACATTTCATTTGATGCTGATTTATCCGATGTTAATTTAACTTACAATGATGAAGAATCTGCACTTATTGAAAAATATGGCAAATTGGGAGAAAAGCTTGTAAATTACTTTCATGCACTTGAAAATGCACTTAAAAATCCCATGACTAATTTTGCAACTATTCAACACTTAACGGATAAAATCAATTCCATGCAACATGGTATGCGTATGGTAGATAGTAGAAACAAAGTTGATAGACATTCATAAATTTTTAAAGTTATCCAATTAAGATTGCTTTACAATCGCTTTCTTCCTCCTCTTCAACAATCTCATGGTTGCCATAATACCATTCACTATTTACTCCTAGCTTTATAGACTCTTCTCTACATACAGAACACGCATTTACTCCTCCTTCATATCCATTAACAACAACCATTGTTTCTGGATCGTATTCTTGAAGTTTTTCAATTAATTGTTTGACTTTCATCTTCAATTAAAAAAGAAAGGAAACGATTGTTTGACTAGGGAAAGAGTCAATTCTTCACAGATCAACCATTTGATAAGAACGATTGGGTAAAAGATGGCATCAATGATTCCCCAGAATAGACTATTGTTGTTTAGGTTATATCCCAGTACACCAACGATGTAAGCCAAGACATAACTATAATTAGAACGGTAATGATAAGTTTTGTTCATATTAAAAAAGATTAATAATTGCTTTAATGATGGTTACGAAAACCATTGTTAAGCACACTCCCATAAAGAGTGTGCAAAGAATTAGGATTGGTGTTGAATCAAAGTTTTTCATTTAAAAATGTTTCTATTTCTTCGAAAAATTCACCATCCCATTCACGATTTTTATTGATGGTTTCAAATTCATCTGTTAAGTCTTCAGCAAGTTCATAAAGACCACCGTGTCCTTTTTCTTTAATAGTCTTTTCCAACAATTCACTGTGGTCTATTTCATGCGTATGCATCGCATGTGCAACAGTGATTGCCGCAACTACTTCATAATGAGTCTCTTGCCAAGATGCAAATCCGTTTGGGAAATTTTTCATAAATGTAATTTAGATGAGATGATTGTATTTTAGTTTTTTATTAGAATTTTTTTATAAAAGATTATGAATCTATTCATAATATGGATAAATAATAATATGAAATGTTTAATTTGTGAGAAATCATTAGAGGGAAGACAGAAAAAATTTTGTAGTAGTAAATGTAAAAGTATGTTAGCTAATAATAAATTGCAAAATTATCAAGCACAGCAAACAAGGGGCAAGATAAGAAAAAAAAAGTTAATCGAAATGAAAGGAGGCTGTTGTGAAAAATGCGGTTATAATAAAAGTTTAGCAGCATTGTCTTTTCATCATTTGAATCCAAATCTTAAAAAATTTCATTTAGATATTAGAAATCTTTCCAATAGGAAGTGGGAAATGATTATTGAAGAATTTAATGAATGTGAATTGTTGTGTTTTAATTGTCATATGGAATTACATCATGGTTGCGAATGGTAGGGGTGGAGGGATTCGAACCCCCACTCAATCGATTATGCTTACCACTATAGTTTTCACTACCCTTTCGGTTTGTGGTCTGGACTATCCCTTAATCTTCAGCATTACCTGTTAAGACTGAACTATTATAGTCTCTGCACGTCTCTCTTTCGAGATTTCGCTCAAGATTGGCATCAGCATTACCTGTTAAGCGTTCCTTGAATTTAAGTTCTGCTAACTTATTATTTCTAACAAGAAGACCCGTTAAAGTCGACTGCTTTGACCATTAAGCTACACCCCTTTATATAAAATTGAACAGCCTTTTATTGACTTGCTTAGGTCAGATTGCCGATATTATCGGAGTCTGTATTGATTTGTTTCGATGTTGACATCGACAAGATTGCGCTTTTCAAGAGCAAGAATAATGCGCTTGGCGTTCTTATCAAAAGAATGCCATCCATCAATCTTACTGATGAATGCAAACGCTTCTCTTTGATGTTTGCCCATCTTTTTAATGTTTGTTTCCATATTATTGCGTTTTTTGCTGTTATCGGTGAATCATCATCACCGCCGACTAATTTAAGATACCAACAATTTTCACTTTGTCAACATCTTGTCCCATAAGATAATCTAGTTTTTTATTAATTATTCTGAAAACATGCTGTTGTCGTTTTCGTATTCATCGGAAGAAAAAGTCTTTCTTAAAACTATTTCTGTAATATATTTGTCACACAGATGATTGATATAATCATCAAATTCTTTATCATTCAGAAAACCAACAGCCACATGCCCATTGGCAAGCATAACTTTTTCTATTGGTTTTTTATTATACATTATATAAACTTTTTATCAAGCGAATTCTACTTCGATTTCGTGTCCTGTTTCTGATTTGGTTTGTCCATCTAGAACAAGATAGATTGCGGCGTGGTATTTATCTTCATCAATATCATAGAAAAAGTTTAAATCAACAAATTCATTTATTACATGCCACTCATCTTCTTCATGAGCGCGTTTAATTGTATACTGACCTTCTTGTGTGTCAAGAATAAGTTCTTGTTCTTTGACAATAAGTTTCATTTGTTTCTTTATTAGATGTGTTTAAGAACTTTTCCTACCATTCGAATAGCAACGATGAATTTTACCATCATCACCCGTTTTAAATAAAATCCATTCTCCTTTATTATGTTTTTGTTTAAGATAGTCTTTAACCCATTTAGGAAAATCTGTAAAACTATCAGCAGTCTTTATTTTATGTTCAAATGGAGTAGCGATAATACAAACATACCTAGCGGGTTTCATTTGTTTCTGTATTTACGGAGAAGTTGCTCGTCTGTCATGCGGGTAGTCAAGAATGTCTGGTGGAAAGTGACAGGGATGTTGCCATACTCACCATCATCATGGATAAGAGTGTCGCCATTGTAGATATCAAAATCTGCACCCCAATAACTTTCATTAATAACTACTGGTGGGAATCTCTCACCATCAATATTTGAGGTGATATTATGCTCAATGACTACTCGTCTTTTAGGATTAAAAAGATTAAAAATATTAAAAAACATATTATTAGTATTGGTTGTTGTGTTTATCCATGATAGCGTTGAACCTCTCTTGAAATATATTTGAGGAATCATCAAATAGACTAATATCGGGTTTGAGTGAATTGATTGTTACTTGAGTGAGTTCTGAAAGATCCCGAATAGTTGCGAGCAATTGCTCAATTGTTTGTTCCACAGTATCCATATTATTTATTATTAGATTGGTAGGCCGTGATGGAATCGAACCATCGACTAAAAATTAGAAATTTCTTGTTATATCCCCTTAACTAACGGCCCAAAATTATTAGAAGTTTTTAAAGTCGTGATCTGGGAAAATCTCTTTGATTTGTTCATGAAGGAGGCGTTGAAACTGTAGGAACTTATCTGTCAACTCCCAAAGATTATCCTTGCCAAGTTTTTCATAAGCAATATTAACTTCATTGATTAGTTCATGACCACAGGAATCAAGAACAGATTCCATGTCTTCAAAGTTTGGTGCAAGTATTTTCATATATTCTTTCACTTGTGTTAGTTTATTTTAGTTTCTTATTAATCACCAAGATGAAGTATAAAACAATCGTTCTTTATCCCAGTTGGTGTTGTCAATAAGATTAGAAATTTCATCAATTGCTTTTTCAATACGTTCCCAATAGTATTCATCAACATCAGTTGATCCAAAAAAGAAACCAGAAACTGGCATCATTTCAGAAGGATCATTTTCTGATTTTGTATTCAGTAATGTTTCCAGCAAATCAATTAAAACATCTTTGTCTAGTTCATAATGTGCGCAGTTGTCGATTCCTACTTGAACATGTGTGACAAACCAATTATGAAGCGCATTAAATTTGCGCCAATAGGCCACCTGATGAAAGATAGTATAATAGTCTTTAAAAGTATCTGGATATGGTTGATCTAATGGCAAAAACTCTACGATTTTTGGATCGTTTGGATTGGGTTCCCTGTCGAGTTCGTGCAATTCGTCGATGGTGTGTTTGGTCTTTTTGACCTTAAAGATATACATGTCTAGTCCCATGGCTTTATTCTATTTTAGTTTTTTATTAGTATCGAAATTCAGTTTCATCAACTGCATCTTTCATTAGTTGTCGAAACAACACACGCCAAGACCTTTCGTTTAGAATTTCCATTCTTTGTTTATTGATTATTACTTTGCTTTCTTCAAGTTGATCTTTATAAGAAGCTACTTTCTTTTCGAGATATTTGATTCTGTTTTCAGTTTTTTTAGTATCACTCATAAGAAAATGTTTTTACTACTCTGTTTGGATTTTTCATAAGTTTCATAACCATATCTTCTGCGGCTTCCGCTGTCGCCCAAATTCCATAATCAAAATCTGTAATCCAAAAACAAAGAAACTTAAATTGAATTGCATAGTATATTCTAGCAGTTCGATTGTCTATGCGTTCTACAATTCTATATTGTTCACTCATTGTTTTCTAGAGTTCCTTACTTCAGCTGTATTGTACTTTCCACAAGTTCTGTCACATACAGAGATGGATTCTTGCCTGTTTCTAGTTTCGTTTCATACCAATCTTCAGCAACTTCTCGATCATCAAATTCTTGTTCTTTTCGCTCTGAATCAAAAGTCCAAGTGAGAATATACTTTACAACCCTATTGTTTTTAACTTTCGTCATAATTTGCTTCAAGAGTATCAGTATGAACTACATCCTTCATTAGTTTTTGAAAGTTTCTTCGCCATTCTTGTTCATAATACAGAATGTGTTTTGCTTATGTATTTCAGCATTAGCAACCAGTAAATCATCTTTCAAATCGTCTATCTTTCCTTGAAGACGTTTAATTTTTGCTTCGTGTTTTTTATCGTCGTTCATACCTAATTATATCAGTGTTCCTTAATACCAAAGATCATCATCACTAGCTTTATAGATGATATAGCATACTGCAAATGTTGCCAGAGATGCTAAAACTATTATTGCTATCCACATAATGATTATAGCCATACTCATAATTTAATAGTTCATTTTTGGTTGAGGGTCGTTTGTCCAAACAACTTCTTTTCTCTTTTTCTTAGGCTGCATCAACTTATCGATGATTGCCAAAGCTTCTTCTTTAGAATTAAACCAACTTTTATAATTAGCAACATCGTCAATGCCAAATATAAAGGAGTTATTAAGTATGTCAAACCAGAAGCAGAGAACCTTTCTCTCTACATGATAGATCTCTTTGCTATCAACTCCTAACCTCCTTTTAATTATTCGATACGTTGCCATAATTTTAGTCTTTGTCACTATAAGCCTCAGCTAGTTTCTTTGCCGCAAGAGCATACACCTCAAAGAAAGTTTCACGATCTTCTAGTGATAGATCTAACACTCGCTCACCTACAGTCTCTAAGAATGTGTCTTCTTCTTTAGTGCTATAGGTAAGATCAGCAATCACTATAATATTCTCTTTGCCTTCAAAGCAGTTCTTGTGAATGCTACACATATTTTTTCTGACATAATCTCCATCATTCTCCCACCCAAGAACATCAATATATTCTTGCAATTTACCGTATTTACCATTAGGAAAGTACTTAACAATAACCAGTCTATTGTCTACATCCTCTGGAGGTTTACCAATATAGGTCGGAGGTTGTGCGCCAATGTTGTCAATTCTGATCTTCATGATGTGTTTTATATTTTAGTTTTTTATTAATAGATGGTAGCCACGGTCGGGGTCGAACCGACAAGCCGATTAGGGCAACGGATTTTAAGTCCGCAGTGTTTACCAATTTCACCACGTGGCCATTTATTATTGTTTATTCATCCAATCAATTACATCATGCAAACCTTCAGATTTATTACCATCTCCATAACTGCAGAAATGTTTTCCTGTGGTTTTTTTACCATGCCAAGGATGTTGATCGGTTTTGGTGTTTTGCCAAGTATAGATTTGACCATAAGGTTCATTGTCTTTAGAAACATTGATGAATGTTTTGTTGTTTGAACCTTTCAAACGCTTGCTGTAAGTGAGTCGCATGTCAGTATGTTAATCTAGTTTCTAATTAATGCAATAGAATTTTTTATAAACAATTTTCTCTAAACCAAAGTTATTAAGATTTGGAAGTATTGAATTTCTAATAAAGTTTCTTCTGTATTTGGTATCATTGTTTGTAGGATCTTCTACAACAAATTCCCAAAGGTTATTATTATCAATGTAGTCTTTTATATTCGACTTTTTTGTTTTCAAAAAAGGACGAATCATTTTATGATTATTATTATGAAATTTAGTTGCGATTGGAATGGGTGTGTATTCTGGACAACCTTTTAATGTATTCATCAAATATGATTCAACAGCATCATTGAGATGATGACACACAATAATATCTTTGTTTAGACTAGAAAAAAATTTAAGTCTTTCTTTTCTAAGATGATCTTCAATTCCATGTTTGACATTATCATTAAAGTTAGTTCTTTTACCCAAGACTAATTTGATATTATGTTGCGAGCAAAATCTTTCAACAACTCTCTGCATTTTTGCATTTGTTGATTGGAAGTTATGATTGAAGTGACAGGCAGATACTTTATCTTTGTATAACCTTGATAGCAAGTGTAAACATGCTATAGAATCAATTCCTCCACTTACAGCAACACAAAAATCTTCTTTAGGAATTAATGATCTATCAAGTCTAATCATATCAATACATGTTTCCGCTGAACATGTTGCCTTTGGATACATATGTTCCATCAACCTTAGTCAATGTATTACTATTTCCATAAAGACTACGAGAAACAATAACACCTCGACTTGAAGGTTTCTTAAACGATTCTGATCTCCAACTGCTTTTGATTACTTTGATAGGTGCTTTGAATTTGTTTGACATGGCTTTATAATATCTTAGTTTTTTATTAGTTTCCAACCACATTTAGTCTGTAGTTGTCTTCCTTGTTTTAAATGATTGAATGCACCTATAGATAATCCTGTTTTTTTAGACATATCTGTCAAAGATAATTCCAATGTTTCTAAAGTATACACATTAAACCATTTAATTTTATTGAGTTCGTTTTTTGTTAAACTCATTTTATTTTTAGAATCTTCTTTGTGTGTATAAGATGGTCTGACATATCCTTTTTGTTTTTTTATCTGCCAACTTTTTTTAGCCCAAGCACTCCTATTTTCTGTTGTAGCTTTTACCATGTTATTTAAATTTTTATTATTATGCCAATATGTTTTTAAAGATTTTGATATTTTTAATTTAGTTTCTTCTGATGGTATACCACCATTACCACCCTCTGTTAGATTATAACCATTAGGAGAAATAGTATTGTGGTTATTTATATAATAAATTTCTTTATCGCAACACTCTTTAATTGAATTACAAGTTTCTAAAACTTCCCAATCAAAGTTATCAATACCATACTTACGTATTGCTTGTTTAAAAAGATAAAAATAATGTTTATTAGAAGGTGAATTTGCTTTACATAAATGCGCTTTCTTTCTTTCTTCTAAAGTTTTTGTAGTATATCCTATATACTGTTTTCCATTAATTTTATTAGTAACCATATATACAATCATGCTATATTATTTAGCACAAAAATATAAAAAATAATATAGAGGTTGTTTATTTTAAACATCTGATTGTTATAATCTAGTTTTTATTTGATAACAATCACCTCCCTTGCTTGGCATATTTTTTCTTGTAATTTTTTGAATTCTTCAAACGGGAAGATTTCGTTTTGGCATGAATTCCTTTTCTCTTAATTCTGTTGTCGTTTTTTGTTGTTTTAGTTTTCATAAAGTTATTATATCATTAAAGTTTTAATATGCAAATGTTTTTTATTATAAAGGTGGAGCCGATTGTCAGATTCGAACCAACGACCTACTCATTACAAATGAGTTGCACTACCACTGTGCTAAATCGGCTAAAAATGGCTCCAAAGGTTGGGATCGAACCAACGACCTAGAAGTTAACAGCTTCCCGCTCGTTCCACTGAGCTACTTTGGAGTTAAAAATACTTTCTATTGCTGAAGAAGCTTTGGTCTTAAAGACACCACTCGTTTATCCTTCTGTCACTTTTCTGCTAGTAGAGGCTCGTCGGAGATTTCCAATCTGCTTTCCCAACATACTTCGGGCGATAAAGACCACAATAGAAAAAAGAAATTATATATCATCTATTACTTGTAATGGAAAATATCCAGATTTATGATTAAAATTTGGATACATTTTTACCATTATTCTTGTAATTGGCAGTCCGTCTGTTTTTATTTTACCCTTTTCACCATATATTTTTAAATGTTTGTGACAAACTAATAAATCTCTTTTAAAATCACTTAATTTGACCATCTGACCATTTTCAAACTTTACAATTTTTTGACCATCGAGAATTTCACCATACATTTTGTCGTCATATTGATGTATTTCATTAAACTCTGTATTGAATATATACCCATCCCCTGGAATAATAGTGTATATATCATTCTTTTGCATGTTTTCTAGCAGTTTTAATGTCTCATATTGAGACATTTTTTCTTCTAACAGTGGGATAATGTTGGCTGTTCCGTTTGAATTTGTAGTGTAATAATACATTGAGATATTTTTAGGTAAATTCAGATATTTAACATAATTCAAAGCTCTATTTTTATCTATTTTATTTTTATTTTTTGCTATATCTTCAAAGTTTAAGTTTTTAAGATATTCATATTCATGAATAAAACTTATTTTTCTAGCTTTAATATCCATATAACTATTCAAAAGTTTAGGAATATCTGTATTGTAAAATGTATGCATTTTTTCATTTCCTACTATTTTATAAAGATCATGTATACTGCTGTGTTTAATATTACTAACATCTACACTGTATTCATATTCACCAGATCTTGTTTTTGGATATAAAAAAATAAAACGTTCTCCGTGCTCATCATCTACTTCTTCTATATAAATTAATTTGTTTATTTTAGATTCAATATTTTTTAATTTTATATTAATAGTTTTTAATATATTATTTATGCGCTCATCTAAATATTTTTTTCTTTTTTTATATTCTTCGATTTTATTGTCGTCTAAATCATAATCATCTTCTCTAAAATCATCTATTCCGATTAATATAGCCGTTGGTTTTTTATTTAAATGTTGTAATACTATACCTTCATTTGAATTATATTCTTTGGTCTTATATTTTATAGATTTATTATCATACATTAAAGTTATTCCATAACCAGTGAATGATTGATTTGGTAATCTTGAATCTATGCTCACATTGGTTCCTCTGCGCAACCCATTTTTTAAAATAAATTCTAAGTCATCTTCATTACGTAATGTATGTATGATACCATCAATCATTGTTTTTATTTAATAAAGCACAATAGAAAAACATAGAAAATGATTTGCCCATAGCATTTCGGCCTACGACTCATCAAGGGCTGTGACTATCTAGGGAACCGCTCCTAGCAACGTCATACTTTATCGCGCATGAATACGAATTGCGAGGGGAAGGAATTTAACCTTCACTCTAGACTATGGGCCTAGCGATCTCCGTATGATCCCTCTCGCAAAGTGTTTTCCCCACTACCGAATAATTAACCAAGCGGAGCTTTGATCAATTTGAAGAAACACAGTGACTATTTCATCTTGGTAGCGACTCCAAGCCTACTTTAATTTATGTCGGATTACGTTTGTCATCATCGGGTTGCTAACCCGCTCTCTGTCAACTCGCTCATTGTAGTGTCTTTGCCTACAATGGCAGGGAAAAAATGATGGGGTTATTCTCATATCATTATTAAAACCGTGCGCTGTTTAGTATGCATCCATCAAGCGTAGAGGGTATGAGGAGAATAAAGTCGCTAAACTCTGCCCCATTGAAAATTATTAACTGTTTTATGAAAACAGCCACTGCCAATCTTCTGGCATGTCAGAAATATTTAAAACTTTAGCTTTTATTTTAGTTATTTTATTTGTAATTGCTTTTTGAAGTCTGTGATGCCCATCTAAAATTGACTGCTTTCCGTTGTTTTTATTTAAAATTAAAATTGGATAGTCAAGATTAGCTTTTTGAATATTAGCTAATGTTTCGGGATCAGTTTTAGTTTGGTGAAGAGCTAAAGGCTTAAGACTATCAACATTTATTTCTGATATAGGCATATCCTTAGAAAAAGCAAACAAATCACTAATAGTTACTTTAACTAATTTACCGTCATTTGTTGTATCTTCCCAACTAGTCTCTTGCCAATTATCACCGTGCATGCTTTCAATAATCTTACTATATGCTTCACTAAGTAAAATTTGATCTCTGTGTTTCATTATTATATTTATTAGATTGGTGCGGGATATCAGAGTTGAACTGATCTCTCAAGTTTGGAAAACTCACATATTAGCCGATATACGAATCCCGCGAAAATGGTGGGCAGAGTTGGATTCGAACCAACGTACTCGAATGAGAACAGATTTACAGTCTGTCGCCTTTAACCACTCGGCCATCTACCCAATAATAAAATTGGTGGACGCGAGGAGCATCACACTATGGTTTTCACCACCAGATTTCTCTGTTTGTGCGCTGGACTATGCCTTTACCTTAGTATTTTTACTTTAGGTAGGTGATTATAGTCTCTACACCTTCTCATTATCTGAGCTTGGCTCGGCATTGGGACGGATATTATTCCAGACCGTTCACCGAATTTACACCTTACTAACTATTCGTTTCCAAATAGCAGACCCTCATTAAGTTGAACTCCTGTCCTCTATCAACTTACATTAACCTTCAAACATGCTTATATTGTCTCGTTAAGGTGAGACTTTCCTGTTAGGGACGACCGATTTCTCTGCCATCCTCCACCAATGTATTAGACAGAATACATACTGTTTTATTACCTGTTTTGTATCCAAGAGCAGAGCAGGTTTATCTCTTGGCGTATTTGCTTAGGCAGCTAAAGCAAGTTCGCCTTGTGGGGCGAAAACGCGATTAGCAATACCACGCACAGCGTTAACAATTCTGTTGCCGTTTATGTTTTTTTGATCAGCTTTTTAAGAGGCCAACTGATCAACCTCTACATGCTAGTTGAATGCTTATCAATACAGTCGAAACCAGAACGCGCCCGATAAAATTGGTTGCGGGTTTCGGAATTGCACCGAAACTACTTCTGCTTATGAGACAGATCCAGCACTACTACTGGTTGACCCGCGATTGAAAATTATGCCGACTAGAAAGGCGACTATAATATGTTCCCTTACTCACCCGCATACGCAGTTCTGCAAGTCATTTATATTATAGTACAGGGCATGAAGCCCTTTAACCTTAATAGCGGCAAATTGGTACTTGCATGGAGAATCGAACTCCAATTGTACGGATGAAAACCGTAAGTCCTAACCGTTAGACGATGCAAGCTATAAAACTTAAATTTTTTCTGTCAAAGAACTTTGATTATTGATTCGCTTTCGAATCAACCATCAAGACAATCGATTCGATTGAAGTGATGCAAGAATCATAACATATTTATCTTACATGTCAAATTAAATTTTGTCTTTCCATAATAAATACAAAGGCCAAATTAAAAAAAAGAATCCCCATAAAGTCTCATCCATTTTTTTATGATACAAAGAATAAAACAAACCGATTGTGTGAATGACACACATAGCTTTTAAATAAAATGTAACAGCGTCCATGGTTATTTTCCTTTATAGACATAAAAGTCTCCATCAAAAAACCAAACTTTTCTATTTCCAACTTGTTCAAGGATGCATTCACAATTTGCACAAGGTTTTGAAATTGCTGGTTTATCATTGTTGTCGATCCTAACATTAACAAATGTTATATCACTACAATCTTCAACTCCTAATTTAATTAAACAGGAAATTTCAGAATGGATACCTGCTGTATAATTTGAATTAAGATCTTTTGTTGGTTCATACACACCAAATTTATGATGAGGATGAAGCTTATTGTAATTATTATATCCAATGGCAAGCATTTTATTTCCTTTAAAAGCAAACGTGGTGTGAAAACACTTACCAGTTTGTTTTGTAGGTTTTAATGCTCTTGTAATTTCTTCTAATCTTTTGAAATTAATAGCCATTGGGTATTAACTTATAAACATCAAATACCGTGTTGGATGTGTTTCCAGATGTTTCTTTAATCAAATCACACTCACCATATACTTGTACAAGATTTTTAATTCTTTCTTCAAGAATATGTGCGTTGATTTTTTTATCAGAATTTAATTTGCAATGATGAATTGACAAATAACAAGTATCATCATACTCCACCAATTCTGTCAAAGGATGCAAACATTCATAGTCTGATACAAAATCTTTGATGATGTTGTTGATTTCTTCTGGTGTGATTTTCATTATAGTGCTGTATATTCTTCAGTAAATTCAATTCTGACATTTTCCCTTGGAACGTCTTTGAAATAATTCAAAGCTCTAGCTTCAACAGAACGAAACCTATCAAAGATTAATTCACGAGTTGCAGGAACTTTAGGAAGAGTGAATCCTTTCTCAGACAATGCGCGATTAAGAGCGATTTTCATTGCTGTTTCTTTGTCATAATTGTCATGTGGACTGCACAAAGAATAACCATAATAAACTTGATCGTTTTCTTTTACAGCTACCACAACACCACGTGGGTTGTACTTATCATCTCTGATATATTCTTTAATCATTGTTTGCATAAATTCAGTATATAATAGTTTTTTATTAGTTGAGTTAGGGAGTGAGAAGCAATAATCCGACTGTTCTCACTCCCTATCATCATCATTCACAAAATAACAAGAGTCACGCCATCGATTTCGTCCCAGTATTCATTGAGTTCTTGAAGAGCATCCAACACTTCTTGTTTTGATGGATATTCTGGAGAGAAACTATTTTGAATTTGTCTGACACTAACATCATCATATCCTTCATCGCGTTTGTTGTTGAGATATTTTTCAACTCTCTCCACAAAAGCTGTGCGTTCTTTTGCAAAGTTTGGCACGAGATTATCATTACCTTCTCCATCAGTCACCGAAGATTCGATTTCATATTCATAATCAGAAACGACCTCGTATGCTGATACTCGACACTTTTGGCAATTGTAATCAGTTGGAACGCTAACAACATCTTTAGGGTTGACTTTGACTACGACTACTCTCTGTCCGAAAGAACGAGCATAATCAAGAGAACCAACATGCAAACCGAAACTACAATGATTGTTTCTATTGTCATCTACATTGCGGCGTTTGACTTCAATCTTGGAACCAACACCGTTGAAAATCTTACCGTCTGTTGTTGTAATACCTTGAACAACGACAGTTTTAGGATTACCATGAATGCTGTAATAATGTTCTGATACACCTTTGTATGCAAGAAAGCAACCATCATCTGTAATTGGAAGTTCTTTGTATTCAAGAAACTCCATAAGCTCATCAACAGAACTTGAGGCAGGATTATCTTCAAGATTATTCCAGAATTTAGTGAAATGTTCAAGAGGAAGATCATCACGAACAATGCTTTCTACCTTTTGAGATAGTGCTGGAGGCAATGCTTCTCCGTTGTAATAAACTTGATCTTCAATGATTTCAAATCCTTCTACTTTATCAATAGATTCAAGAGTGAAATCAATTGGATACAAAATTTCATTGATAGCATCTTCTTGCTCATCACTTGGAAGAGTGAAAGATTTAATGATTTTTGGATATTTACGATCTGTCTTTTCAACACGAACTGAACCATTGTTGATAAACAAAATAATTGCGGATTGGTTGATGATGTATGTCATAGTATTATTATAGTTTGTTTGTTTGTTTTGTCAATGAGATTGTATTTTAGTTTTTTATTAATCTTTTATCAGAAGGAGTTTACGAAGATCGCGTCTATCCAATGGTGATCCATATCGAGACACACTGTTGTAAATACGACTTCTGGTAGAATTTTCTGCTCTAATGTTTGTCATGATCTTTTTGATCTTTTCAATTTTATCTGGATACCTTTTGAGATGTTTAAGAACAGTTGGGTTGATATTAATTGCATTGCATGTGCATGTCAAATCATATTCAATGCTTCTTTGTTTTTTCTGAAATTCTTCAAGATTTTTAAGTCTGGTGTGTGCGTTTTTGTATTCAGTGGAATCTGGATGCAACCAACCCAAATCATGAAGTTGATCTACCATTTTTTTACTTTTGCTTGATACACAGTAAGGATCATTGTTTGTGTACTCATTATTATGATAAATTGTACGATGAAAAAGGTGATTAATACAATCAATTGTTTCGTGCCAATTTGAATCAGAGATTTCTCCAAACTTATTGTCTACATATTCTTCAAACTCTTCACTGGTAAAAGAACCAAGTTTATTGTAACGACTGAATACGTTATATTTCATCAAAGTTTTATTTTTCTCAAGCTTTGGAAGCTTCATCTTTTTAACATCAATGATCTCAATGTCTGAAGTGTCAACATTACAAGAGTTTGAATCGAGCGGTGATTCATCTTGAATATAAACAAAACCGTGGTAATTTGCAAAACCTGCAAGATGTTTTGCTAGACGCAACTTCCAATTTTTTAAATTTTTAATATTTGGAAGTTTATAAATTGGAAGCTTACCATTAGAGTATTCAAGATTATTTAAATATGCAACTTCATATGCTTTTATACTCATTAATGCCGCATGGGTTTCTGGAATATATTCAGACATGGCATAAGTAAACCAATCATCCTCGAAATACTTTGAAGTTTTGCTTTTGACATATTCACCCAGAGGTTTAGGAACAATTTTACTGATTTGTTCATTCTTAAAAGTTTCGATATGTGACACAATATCGTTGATAACTTTTTGATTGTTTGGTGTATCTTCTATGCTTTCTCTTGAAATTGGAATGCTGAGTTTTCCAATTGGAACATCGACAACATATATGTTTTCATTATTAAAAGTGCAGAATCGAATGGGAATCTTTTTATATACCACACCTCCCATACGAATATAAATGTGATTATAATCATAATCTTGATGAGATTTTTTATATTGATGCATTCCATATTCTCCCAGTTTGACAGAATGAATCGGTGAATCTGGAACTACAGTTTCAGAGTTATCAGAAAGAAACTCAATCTTTGTATCATGGTGTAGATTTTTAACAAATTTGGAAGTTGTATTCCTAAATGAATATGAATCACTGTCTGATACTTCAAAAGAAATTTCAATTCCACTTTCGTTTGTAGGTTCTTCAGAGATCTTAAAAATCTCTCCGATTGGAACACCTTTGTCTCCTCCACCAAGAACGCATGCATACACACTACAAACACCGTTGTAATAAGAGTTGATGTAAAATGTATCGGTATATGAATGTGCCGCTTTTGAACCAATACCAAAACCACCTACATATTCATTGGAATGGTTTTTGGTGCTTTCGAAATACATTCCAAAAATGTTACGAACACCATGTTCATCCAAACCTTTAGCGTAATCTCTAACGCTCCAAGTTTTGGTATTTTTTACTGTTTTGATTGCAACAACAACTGGACGATCAATCTCGTACTTTTTGTGTTCATCAACAGCATTGCAAATATATTCGCGAACGCATGCAAGAATTTTATCATTGTAAATCTTGTCACGCAGGAAGTATGCGGCAATGTCCATGCCTTTGGCAGACATTCCCATGGTGCTTTTTTGAAGCGAGTCTGATGCGATTGTTGGTGATGTTGTAATTCCAATTTTCATAGTTTGTGTTTGATGATGGCACTAGTTTAATCTAGTTTCTTATTAATATGATTTGAAATTTTCAGATAATATTTTGACGATAGATTTGTCTTTTGCTTTAAGTTCAACTTCCCAAATACAATCAAGGTTATTTGAAACCACGTTTGGAATGTGAGAAGCATAATCAGTGTGTGATTTGGTGTTGTTGATACCTTCACTCCAATGCATTACAGGAGTATATGATTTCCATGTGTTTTTAAAATCATTCATATAACAACGATTAGATGGGTTTATTGCATCATGGAGATTGTCAAACACGCAAGGCAACAAGCTACCAAACACATTGAAAACATTTTCTGAATTCCAATAACCATTGTCTTCATTCTCAACAACTAATCGTTTTTGAACACCAACGTCACAACGAGAAAGATTACTCATGAATCTCTGACAGTATTGTTCAATTGTTTCAACTTCTAAGTTTGGATTTTTACTCACATGCAAACACATGGGAGTGTTGTGATCTTGAGAACACCCCATCAAATCAAGAACATAAGATTGGTGATTAAGTTCACAAATAGATTTATCAACAACAGCATCAGTATATGATGATAGCACATTAAATTGATCTGGATGAGAAGATATAGTAATGCCGATTTTTCTAGCGTGATCACCAGCAAGCAATAGCATATTTTTAATTTGCTCAAAATCTGGTAGATCATTGTAATTTAAATCGAGAGTGCTGTCTGTAATTAAAGGAAATAGATTGGATGATACACGATAATGTGATATACCAACAGAAGCACAATGAACAATAATTTGCGCTGTGATTTTAGAATTATGAAGGATGCGAGATGATAATTCTTTGATAGCAATGTGTCTTTGCATACTGACAAATTGCTTTCGTGTCATGGTCTTGAATGCGGTTTTTTTATTTTTATCTTTCAGCAATTCGCTGATGCATACAAGTCCAAGTTTTGGTGTTGCTGTCATGCAACTATGGTAATTTAGTTTTTTATAAATAAAAAAAGCGGGTGTCTAGTTAATAGACACCCGCTTATTAATAACTATCAGAGAGCAATCAGACGATTGTTTCTGAGTTCGCAAGCAAAGTCACGAGTATCAACATTGACCCAGCTGTGGGTGTGTTGATTCTTGCGTTCAAGAACCAATGTTTCTCCTCCAAGCATCATAAAAGATCCATCTGGATTTTGAATGAACTTAGCTGAAAAAATCTTAGGATTCTTTCGTTGGTTGCGATTACGGAGCCATTGCTTGTTTTTTCTTGTCATGTTTGTGTCGGTATTACTCATATTATTATGTCGGTTGTTTGTTGTTTGTTGTTTATTCTGGATCTTGTCCATTTGGTCCATTTTCTAGGAAGTGTTCAACTTCAAGAACACACACCAAAGAGTCTATCTGTTTTTTCAAATTTGTCAATAGCTTTTGTTTTTTTACAACTGATTCGTAGCAAGCTACTTCCATATTCATCACATCATTAAATTGCTGTTCTGTAATTTTTATTTGCTCGTCGATTTCTTCTTCGGTCATGTCGTACTTCATTGTATGTTAGTTTTTTATTAATTTATTTTAACAACTTAATTATTATTTTTTGCTTTTTTTATTATATCATCAATGCCTTGAATGATTTCGACAACATCAGAATTCTCAAATACCAAAAGTTTTGGAACTCCTTTGATTTGATGTTTTTTAAAGAACTCAAAGTCTTCTTCAAATTCTACAGTTTCCAATTCGATGTTATCTTTTTTTAATTTACTTTTCAACATGTGACATGGGCCACATGTTTTTGATGTTGCTAAAACAAGTTTCATTTAATCTATGATATTAAAAATAAATGATATGTCAATCTTTTTTCCAAGTATAAAAAATCTGCCAATCTTCACTCACTGCAAAATGAACTTCATCATCCCAATCCCATTCATGATCATAAATTCCAGTGTCCTTATCGTATTCATCTTTCACACACTCTGGTAGATTTAAAAATGGGGTATCTTCATCGTAATAACAATATTTTGCGATATACTCGTTCAATTGTTGATAATCATCATAGTATTCTGTATCTTCTGGATCACCGATATGTCTTTCAAGAATAGATTCTACAGATTCTTGATATTCATCGAGTTGTAAAACAGCATAATAGTCTGAATAGCACCCGCCACCTTCATAACCATAAGCGGCAATAATGACTTTATCGTCATCTAAAACTTTTTTTGCCATTGCGAGACGGAGAGTATTATCACCCTCGTCAAAATTGCGGGTTTTTTCTCTTACTGCTAAAAATTGTATGTTCATATATTGATTGTATGTTAGTTTTTAATTAGTTAAATCTCAACACATCACGTTGCATCATTATAGCATTTGCCTCTAAACGATACCTTTCAGCAGTCTCTCTCGCTTCATCGCGTTCACGTAATGCTTCTACTCTTTCTACCTTGGCTTGTATCCATGCTTCTTGAGTAATTTTCAAATCGCTTAATGCTTCATCGCGTTGCTCCTGCATACGATGTTCACGTAGCACGGCAGTTTCATAATTGTCAACTGCTTCGTTGCGCTGACGCTCTGCGGCATGAAGCTCTGCAAGGCGGTCGGTTGCCGACATGTCGAAAACGTCTCGACTATCCCGCTTGAGAATTGCGGCGACAATTGAAGCGAGATTGTGACTTGTCTCGTTGCGTTGCTCTGTCACGGCGGCGAGTTCGCGTTCGAGATTTTCTCGCTCAGTTGTTTCTTCGGCGAGTGCTTTCGCTAAGTCGCCAATCATCTCAGGTAGGTTCTCCGCTGTGTGCGTTGGAATGTAGCCGACTGGCATGGCTGACAAGCATTGCTTCAATAGGTTTTGCGCCTCAGCAAGGTTGCGTTCTAATTTGCAACCTTCTCGATAACATTGATCGAGTTGCCAATTCATCCTTGGGGTTGTGGATGTGGGTTGATTGAATGCTGAATCCATTCGTGGAGTATCACTCATCACTCTCTCCTTCCCATTTTCCAATAACTTTTAGATATACTACTGCGCATGCACGGATATATTTCTTAAACTGATTGTCAGTTAAATTATCTTCAGCTTCAACCAATACATTTGCAAGATTAAACAGCAGTCCATTCTGTGGGTGTTTTATCCATCTCCTACTAGAGTCCCAATCTTTAGCTTCCTCTGGATTACAATCCCAGCCGCAATGTTCAGCAATAATTATTTTCAGTTGTTCGTCAGTCATAATTTATGGATAGTATGAACCGTGTTCTGATTTTGGCCAGACAACCTCTGGACCTTTTCTGTTAATTTTTAGAACTTCTTCAATCTCTTGATAAACTTCGAGAGCCTCTTCAAAGGTATCCCAACTCAACCCCCTGCCATAAAACTCAGAATCGATATCATACGGTACAATATCGTGCCACCCGAATAACCATTTTCTTTGAATGTAATACTTCGCTTTAGCTAGGCGAGAGTTTCTATGACGAGATTCCTTTACGATTCTGAATTTTGGCATATGTTTTGTTTATTGTATCAAGACTCTTTTTTCTTACGAGCGGGTTTTTTCTTTGCTGGTTCTGTGGATGTTTTAGATTTACGAGCGGCTTTTTTCTTTGCTGGTTCTTCGGGCGTTTTAGCTTTACGAGTACGCTTAGGCTTACTTGTTTTATTTTCCATCTTCTCTTCTTTATAAGTCACATCATAGTCGATGATGCTATCGGCTTCACATCCCTCCGAGTAATCTTTAGGATTGTAAAAATAACAAACAAACGCTCTTATTGCAACAAACAGTATTGAAAAAATAACTGATGTCCATATGCCGATTTCGATTATATTAGTTAATGTATTCATATTTTTTGTAATTAGATTTCGTCTTTTAGTCTACCACTTTGTTTCATCCAAATCATAAGATCAATTTGCGCCACACTCATATGTGGGAAATTATGTTTTGCAAGAAACAAAAATTGTTTTTCTAGTTGTTGATAAAGTTTTTGATTTTGAGGTGTACTTTCTGGAGCGTCATCGACACCGTTATCACGCATCCAAGCAAGAATATGAGTATCAAGTACGGCACACTCACAATTCTGTCTAGTATGCAACAAAAAGAAACGAGCAGTTTTCGGTCCAACACCACGAATTTGTAAAAGATCTTCCAAAGAGCAATTGCGCAAATCAAGATTAAGAGAATCCAAAATAGCTTTGGTGAGTCTGTTATACTGACCGATACGAGAAGCAACAAGAGCATTGTGAATGCCGACTTCACCAAGGTTTTGTAGGTATTCAAATGGAAGGACATCTTTGTTTAAAAGTCGAGCGAGACATTTACTAGCGTAGTCGCTATTCTTTCCAGCAACAAACATGCTGAAAAGCCAAAACGATTGCAGTTCATAATCGTTACGATTGAAGTTGGTGATTTGAGTTGGGGTTATTGCTTGCATGCCCTTATACTAAATTAGTTTTTTATTAATTCTTTTTTAGAGTTTTTATAAACAAATATACCACAATGCAAAACAAAACCAATTTTATTATCTTATTGTTCTTCTGGTTGTTCTGCAGAAGATCCTTCAGAGTTTGGTTGCTCTGTAGTAAATTCTTCAACGTTTCCTTGAATTCCAAAAGATACTGTAATGTTTCCTTGTTCATCTTGATTTACTATTTTTTGATGTTGCAAACTTAACAAATCTTTTGAAAATGTTTTATCAATTTGCCATAATTGTTTGGCTGCCCAATTTAAATGTGGCGATGCCATCAACACGACTACAGAACCAAGTTCTGATGTTGTTAAGTTTTCTTCGACTATTGATACTGGGATTTCAATTACTTTTTCTTTTTTCATTATTTCGATTCTAATTGTTTGACTAATTCTTTTAGAAAAGTTTCATCTTTTATTGAATTCACTTTCCATACTGATTCTGATCCTCTGCCATATTTGCATAATTTATTTTCTGCAACCAACTCTCTCAATATATTATTAGCAGTTTGTGTGCTAATGTCAAGTTCTTCAGATACACGCGCAACAGTAATCAAAGGTGGTTCTACCATATTAATGATATGATTCTTCCTTGTTTGTGATATTGAAACTTTTGAGGTTTTTACTTTTTCCTCTGGTTCATACGCTCCCAAAAATGTATATCCAGATGATTCCATGATTGCTTTGTATTGTGCTGTTGGTCCGAATCTATTCTTGTAAACATTGATTATTCTATAATCTTTACCAAGTTCTTCGTCTTTGTCAATTTTCAAATTAACATCAACAGCATATGGTAAAGTAGTTCCGCCTTTCAGTTCTCCGCTTGTTGTCATTTGAACAATGAAAAGCAAAGCGCAATCGTATACTTTAGCTTTTTTAATCAATGTATTGACAAAATATTGAACCTTTTGTCTTGAATTCAAATCATTATCGGTTGTTAAACATTGAAAGCTATCAATCACCAAGAAATCCATATTCTTCATATGCTGTACGATTTCATCTACATTTGTGATTGTGGCAATTTTTAAATTTTTAACATTCAAACGCTTCGCATTGTATGCGATTTGTCTAATATCTTCTTCTCCAGATGTATAACCAACCTTGTATCCCTTGGTTGTTAACTTTTCTGAAAGAATTAAAGAAAATACACTTTTACCAGTTCCTGGTTTTGCTATTAAAGTCATCGTAGATCCTGGCAATATACCATCTCCGAATATAGAATCTAATTCATCATCGCCTGTTTTAATTCTATTAAAGTAACTACTTGGAATGGATACATCTCCAATACGAGTAAATTCAACATGTTCGTGATTTAATAACATGACGTTAGATTACTCTAGTTTTTTATTAATGAATCTTTATTCGAAATTCTTAATGAACCAATCAGAAATTTCCCAATGGAAGTCTTTTTCATTTTTGATAGATCCAGCCCTTACATAAATGTAACTTTCGGGATGTTCCCCATCGTAATCGCTCCAAACTTCAATAACATCATCATCATTCATGATGAAATAATAATTGTTGATTTCCGCTTCGTATTTACCTTTGCTCATAGTCTTGTTATTACTTGTTTAACTGCATTTTTAAATTTATATGTTGCTACATTATTAGGCACATTTTTCCAATTTGTGATTATCTCTGCAAAAAATTCATCGGGATTACTTACAGAATAAGCAGATGGCCATTTCATAAGTTTGGCTATCTTTTCTCTTTGTAATTTGTAATCTTCTTTTTTAGAATCTTGCAATCTATATGTTTTTTTCTTTTTAATTCTTCTATGGTATTCGTCTAACATATCCACATACGCTTTTAATAATATTGGATATGATTGTTTTGGAATTAAATCAGCAATAAAGTGAGCATATTCATGCAACAAAAAATCTGGTCTATTGGTATAGTGTTGATCTAAATAAATCACTCCTCTGGAATAATAAGCAGGTACAATGTCTTTCGGATCATATGATATATTTTCGTTTTTTATATCTGTAATTACGATCTTTGGTCTTTTTAATGGTAAAATACCATAAACTTTTTTTAAAAATTCAGGAACTGTAACTTTTAATTGATCTATTACTCTTATTCTACTTGGAGTATTAAGAAATTTTTCATCTTTTTTGATATTGATTTCAATACCTTGATGACTTAATTCATCAACGCCACGTATGACAAATTTAATATAGTTTCTTTTTGATACCGTTGGTTTTAATATACGCTCTCTTAATTTTTCTTCGGTTTGTTTTAAAAATCTATCAGCAGATTCTGGATTTCTTAATTTTAATAATTTATAAGTATCTTGAACTTTTTGCTGTTTTAATTTTTTAGAAAGTTCTCTCTTAAACACAGATTGTTTTGAAAGAGTTTTAAGCTCTTTCAATTCCTGCTTTCTAAGAGGGTTTTTTTCTCTTTTTTCAAAGAAAATATCGAAACTGTCCACTGTAATATTTAACTTGCTACGATAGTTTTTCCAAGGGTGGATACATGAGCCATTCCATTATCAACTCTGACTTGTTCAACCGAATAAGGTTGAATGCCATTACATTCATCTAATCCAACAATACTAAAGCCATTCTGCCAATTAGGAGCAGATGCATAGACAGGCTTAAGATCACATGCACAAGCGTTCTCCCAAGCATAAACCTGTGTATCTGGACGCTTACCAATACCAGGAATTCTTTGCGCTGTAGCGCCAAATCTATGGGTATGGTTATGCATCAATGAGATGTTAAACTTATCAAGCATACCTCTAGCTGAATATCCACCATTCTTACGAACAACATCACCATGCATGATAACAAAGTCATCAGTCAAATTAACATAATCTACCAGATTTACATGTTTATTATATTCACCTAAAAATATTTCTTCATATGAGAGTCTTTCTCTAATTTCTGGTAAACATCCAAGTTCACCGATTCTTTCAGATAGATAGCGCCACCAACGACCATTAACATCGTTACCGCTATGATTAGCATTTACTTCATAAATTGTAGTATCTTCTGGTGATAAACTTATAAGTTCCTTTAAGAAAGATTGATACGCTACTCTTTCATCAAGCAATGAATATTGATGACGAATGTCTTTTGAATAACGAGACACTGCAAAAAGATCAAGAGTGTCGCCATTTAAAACAATAGTTTTCGGTCTTAATTCTGCGACTACTTCAAAAAACACATCAAGTGTTTTTGGGCAGTGTTTTGGAAAATGCATATCTCCAATAACCAATGCATAATTTTCAGATGACTTACTGTATGCTGTGGATTGTGGAACTGTTACATTGATGGGAGCTAATTGTTCCAAGAAAGAAAATACCTCATCTTCTGTCTTTTTAAATCTTGTTGGTTTTTCTCTTTGAAGATTCTCATTTATATGTCCTTGAACTTCATTATCACTACCTGACTCGAAATTGAAAAAGTCGGTATCATAATTTGATTGAGATTGTTTTTCATAAGCTTTGACCCAATCAAAAGCTGTTGAACGAGGAACGCCAAAGGTTCTTTGAATTTCATTAAATGACATTCCGTCTCGTTTGGCTTGGATTACTTGTTGTTTTATATTCATGCTTGTTGTTTGTTAAAAAATTCTTTAAATGATTGTTTAAATTTATTTATATCTTCTTGAGTAGCAGTTTCTAATTCTCTTTCTGCTTCTTCATATGTATCATGATTTGAAACAAAGTCAACTTTACCATTTCCAACATTATAAAGAATGTCATAGGTATTATCATCAGATCGTCTAACAATTCTAAATCTACTTTTTCGAGGAATCATATGAATTATTTATTGAGGTGACATCAACATACTTTAATCCAAATCCGCAATCGTCTACGAGATAGTTTATTGCTTTGTAAGCATCGGTTGGAAAAAATCCAATTTTTGGGTAGAGTACATACAGGTCATTTGAAACATTTATGTTATGTTCCTTTAGTAAAGTTATAGCTTCTTCTTTGTTTTTGAAGTTCACTTATCTGACTATTTAACCAATATAATTTGATATTAGTTAAGCCATGTGAATCTTTTTTTAAAATTCAGTTTTCCAATTAAGTTTAGAAGATTTGCAAGAAATATTAATATCATCACGATCTTCAAGATCACTGATGTCATATTCTATCTCATCAAGCCATTCATTATATTCACAAGTTTCGAATACTTCTTTTATAATAGTTTCATCAAAAGTTTGATGGAAAAGTATTGTTTTGAATGTTTCAATCCAATCTTCAATATTGGCATCTGGACCGAGTGTCAAATGAATGGTTTTATCTGGACGAAATCCACCTTCGATAGTTATTTTAATTGGTTCTGTTTTCATATAATTCATAATATTAAAATTTCCAAGCTTGTATTGTATGTTTAAATGGTTCACCTTCAATATTTTTTACAAGTTCAAGCATCTTCTCAGCAATCTCTCTAATTTCTTTTTGTGCATGCTCAGAGTTACGAAGCTTCAAAAAGTTTGCAAAACTTCTCATATTAAATTGTACATCAGCTTGAATTTGAGAATTGTAAGTTTTAAAAAATCGTGCGCTTTCTTTTGCACGTTTACGACCAAGAATGGGTGTAAGTTCCTCTAGACACTGATGATAATACTTATTGCCCATTTTTGTATACTCTTCAAGAACTCCTGCCCAACTATAAACAGATATAGATTCATGTGAATTGCCAGCACAACCATCTTCATCTGCATTGTCTAATGCAATCCAATCAGTAGGAATGTAATACTTATCATCATTCAATTCTTTGTATCGGGCTGATTCAGCATTAATACTAGCAATGCGATGCTTGAGCAGGTGAATATGAGCGCTAACATCGGTATCAACAAGAAAATGCACACTACCTTTTTCAAAGGGTGTTTCGTGACCGTTAGACCAGAGCATGTCGATGAGTTTAGGAATGCGCGATTTCTTTTCATCATTTAATTCTCTTGATGTGCTTGTCCATGCACTACATGCAATAATTTCGTCTGAACCATAATGTCCAATTAGTTCTACTTTATTTATCATAATATTAGTAATCTTTTTTGTATTCAAGATTTTGAATTTCTGCTAAATGATCAACGAGATTTGCTAATTCTTGGTCATTTAGAATAGTCATATCAGTGTAAGGTTTTCCTCTTAAAGTCATCCACGCTTGTTTGATTCTGAAAAGAAAACCAATAGAAATATCATATTGAAAATGAGCGAACTCTGTTCCAAAATCTGGATCATGACTCACATAAAGTCCCCCATGTCCGCAATCGCATTTAAAAAATTTACCATTCATATGTGTTTTTATATTCTAGTTTTTTATTTGTCATCGTCGTATTTTTCAAAAATAATAAGAGCGGCAATTGCAAAAATAATCATTGAAACGCTGTATAAAATAATTGATATTTCACTCATCATAATCGTATCCTATTTTATGAGTCTCGATCCAGCGATAATTTCTTTTATCACCTACACGCTCAATAGTCATATGACCATTTTCATATGCTTCACGATGTGTTTCATTAACACCCATCCAAAAACCAGCAATCATACACAAAGCTGTATGAATGACCAATAAAATTACAACGATAATATTCATAATTTAAGAATTCATTACCTTCAATAAATCTCTTCTATTTTCAACAGAAAATTCTTCATCACCAATCTTTACTTGCATTCCTCTTTCTCCCATATCATTATCATAAATATACCACATAATCCAACCATCTGGATCAACAATATCTACTGTATCTTCAAATGCTTTCCAAACTGTATTGTAAAATGAACCATTAATATCCATAAACCCCGCATCATGTGCTTTGTCCATTACTTTTTTCAAAGCAATATATGAATCTAAAATTTTATTTAGTTCTTCAATAGTAAGTTGTTTGTTCATCTTATTTCTTTGATTTCTAGTTCGTCTAATATTGTACTCACACATCCATCAAAGTCAACTACAGAATACTGATGAAAATGACCGCAATAGTGACGAGATGCTCCACAAAGTTTGATTAACACATCATGATCTTTGCGTTCTTGTAAACACTCATCCCAAAGTGTTTCATCACGATCACACCAACTAGAAATTCCATCTTTGTCAAATGAACCACTCCATGTAGGTGCGCTATGTGTTACAAGTATATCACAACGCTTTATTTTAGAATGATCTAAAACAAACTTTTCATCTTTCCAGTATGAGATACCTTCTGTTCGCATACGACGATCAACGCTAACTGCCCCACCAACAAAACCAAACTTTTTGTCGTTTAGCGTTAGATAAGTATAATCGGACAATAGTTTAAAATTACTCATGCTTACTCTTCCATCAAAATAAGATGGATCATCATGATTGCCACGAATGCCAATAAAGTCAATGCCCTTGCCACCAAAAAAACTATTGATATAGTCAAACTGACGAGATTGTTGTTTGTCAAGTTTAAATCCAATACCCAAATCGCCCACACCAATCAGTGTGAAGTTACGAATTTCTGATGCTTTAATTTTTAAGAAAAGCTGATCCCATTTGCCATGGATGTCTCCTACTATATAAATTGGTTTGTTCATAATTGACTGCATATTTTCTCGTGTCTTTTTTTAAGTTTGTCGTTATAGTTATTAGGATCTAAGTAAAAATCTAATGAATGCAATTGTGTTGATGAAAGTTTTCTAAGAGCTGGAGAGTATGGAGATTTACTATTTTTAGTCCATGATCTTAATTTTTCAACAGTATGATAAAAGAATAGATAGCAGTTTGCGCCTCGTGTGTAGTTATCGACATCAATATCAAGTTTATATTTTTTGATAGTTTGAAGTGCAATACACTCACAATGCCATTCCAATTCTATAGCATCCTTTACTGCCTGAGATACTATCTTTTTAGAGTATCTCTTACCATCAAGCCAGTTGAACAAAATGTCACATCCTTTCACTTTTGAATTAAAGAATTTACGATGATGTTTCCATTGTAAGTAATGAGAATATTCATGCACAAATATTTCAAATGCACAGTCGCGTTTCATTGCGACTACAAATTCTTTTTGATCTTTATTATCATCAAACCAACCACCATATTTACCATCTATAGCTCTTGTCATAATAAGCTTTATTGAAAAGCCGTCATCGAGCAATTCATTTACTGCTTTTGCTATAAAGGTATTTTTATCCATATTCTAAGAATGGTTTTATTCTTGTATATTACTTAAATATTCTGCGTAATAGACCCTATTATAATTACGTTTTCTAGAGTTTTCTGTTTCTTGTGCAATTTTTAGTGGTTCAGTAATATACTCACGTACTCTAAAACTTCCAACATTATCATAGGTCCATAGCATATTTTTTCCAATTGGATACATATACGCTACTACCGCATGACCATAATCCTTTCCATCAATATTACTCTTATAACGATAAAGAAGAACCTCACTCCATTTTACTTTTTTACCAAGTGATTCTTTAAATGTGATAGCAGTTGGCAAGCATGAATTTGGCATTGATTGCATCACTTTCCATTCTGGGTTTTGAGGAGTACGTGTAAATATTTCGCATGAAGCTAATAAACAAGTGAAAGTAATTATTAATATTGTTTTCATAATTTTATATATCTATATATCTTCTTTACACGGTTTATAACCTGCTTTCTGCGCTTCCTCATCACACAATGTAGTATACCACGATCCGCGCTTGCATAGTTGTCCACACTTTCCAGTATATTGGCAAGTAAGTGAAGAAAGATGTTCGGCATAACGAACCATACCTTTTACAACATCATTGCCACCATCATAATAGACACGTAGAGTGCCAAACTTTTCTTTGTATTGAGCAATCGTTACAGAAGGTGGAGAGACTCCAATATAAAGATCTAGACGATTAAAAAGAATTTTATCAATTGTACTTACAATATTACGAATACGTGCAGCAAAAGTTTTGTTAATTTTCTCTCTCTCTTCATTACTTGGAGAAGCAAACTTTGCACCTTTGGGCAGTCGCTTTTCAAAATCTCTATATGGATTGAACTTTCTATAAATTGGATCTCTTACATATTTCCAATATAGTTGACGAAACTTTAGACGAAGCCTTTGCTTAGGATTAATTTCAGTATGCTTATGGTGCGACACATAGTCATCAATACACCCAAACAATGAATCGACAATGCTCATCCATCCAATTGGACAATCATTCCAACAACGTTGACTTTGTGGCAATAACTCTCCATTCTCATTAGTTGGAAACAAACGAGGATATTTTTTAAAGAGATACTCTTCAAATATATCACCATCCTCTATTTCACTTAGAATATGTTCTTTTAATTCTTCTACTGATTTATATTTCATATTTGTATGTTTATCACATGGACCGTCATTATAGCCATGACTTGCTAAAGCATCGCACTCTAGACAACTTTGGATGTTCATGTCCACATTTTTTGATAGTGTTTAACGATAGTGTTCATAGCCCACATATCTTTTTCTTCAATTAGCGCTTCAAGACGACGAACCTCAGCATATGCTTCTTTATATGGCATACCATAAAGCTCTTCACAACTTCTCATTGTGCAATTGCCATTTTCCTCTTTAATGAAAAGATCATTGATTGCTTTTGAACTTGGTGTTGGATATGAAACTTCAAGATGTAGTTCAAGTCCTGGTCGCTCGGTTTTAATATAATTATAAACCTCACGAAGTTCATTATCAGTATTTTTAACACTATCAACATACTCTTGTGAGATATATCCCTTTTCAAGATCTTCAGTCCAATCAGTATGATCTTGAAGACCTTTTTCGTCTTCTACATAGTGTATTAGACAAGCAAAAAGCAAGTGTGGAATAAGCGTTACCTTGTCACACCATGTATTTGGAATAGTTTTTGTCAACCACTTTTGACGTGGATTAAAAAATGCAGATATTCTGTATCTCACATCCCACCAAAAAAAGCTGTTAAACAGCAATGATGGGTGTTTAAAGACTCTCAAAACGTTAGTTGTATATGTATCCATTATCATATTAGTATTCTTCTTTCCAAGTATCGTGTAGATTATATCTCAGCATACGATGAGATGCAAGTAAAAAATTAATTGGATCTTGTACACCAATGTTTCCATTATTACATTCTTCTACAATATATGCCGTTACCGCTTCTTCTAGTGCAAAGAGACGATGCGCTTCATTAACATAACGAGTAATTTTATCTGGCAATGCTGAATAAGAAAGATCTTCACCAGCGATTGGCACTCGCTCATAGATATCAAACAGCAGTTGACGCACTTCTGCTTCAGTGAGGTCAGATACAAATTCAATTGTAGTTTTCATCTCTAAATAGTCTATCAATCTTTTCTAAATTGTCAACTATAGAATCTTGTGACATTGTAATGTTTCGTGCAATATACATGCGATTACAGATATCTTTTAGAATCATAAGTTGAGTCAAAGAATCATATTTGTCGATTCTTTTTAAATCTTTTTTATCGGGTACAGTTGTCATAATCATATTTTATCAGAGTTCCATTTCTCAATTGTTTTTAGAAATGCTTCAGCACGTTGGCGCGAGGTTGCGTGACATACAGAAAATCTACATGGTAGAGGATTTTCTAATCCGTCATTATTTTTAAATGTCACATCACAAAGCTCATCCTCAAAAAGTTCAGCTTGCTCAAAATCTAATGTTGCCTCCGCTTCATGCATTGCATTGAGGTCATTGCAATAGTCAGGGATTTCTTCATCAAATGTATGGTGTTTATATCCAACCACCACCCTTATAGTACCTTCGGTTACACCTATTGTCACATTTTTGTATCCACACGCTTCTGCAATTGCGATGTTGATTTGTTCGTCTGTCATAATCATATTTTATCTGAGTTCCATTTCTTAATTGTTTTTAGAAATGCTTCAGCACGTTGGGCTGCGGTTGCACAAAAAAGATCAGGATACATTCCAGCTTCGGGACTCTCGATGTAACACATTTCCATACTTGTTTTAGGTAAGGTAATCCTATCGAGTTTATTTCCGTAGTTGTAAAGTTGTTCTTTTGTCAGCATCTTCTCCGCTTCGTGCATTGCGTTGAGGTCATTGAGGTAGTTGGGGAACTCTGGCTCCTTTGACCACCAGAAGGAGCCGTCTGGAGCATGAGTTTCGTTTTTCTCGTATTTCCATCCACACGCTTTCGCAATTGATATGTTGATTTGTTCGTTTGTCATAATCATATTTTATTGTTTTTTCCAAACCCAACGCTTTGGTTTCTTTGATTCCAAATACGCTTCACGATCTCTGTCAGCTTGGCAACCTTGTGGTCCTCTGCAAGCACTTCTCAAAACTCCGTATTTTAAACACGAGCATTCATAAGTGACTTTAGGTTTTTTATTCATATTTTATTAGAGTTCAATTACTGATAATCATTTAACCAAAAGAAGTCATAATCTCGATCATTGCGAATTACCACAAACTCTGAAGCGCCTCGTTCGTATACTGAGGCAATTGACTTCTTGATATACTCCAATGACTCGTCAAATGCCATTTCATGCAATTTATGATTGCAATCTCTGTATTCAATAATTGTATCCGAATCATTCATAATCATATTTTACTTTTGTTCCTTCCATTGCCATTCTACTGATCCGCTGTTATCGACTTTCCATTCTGCATAGCCACGTTCTATAGCTTGTTTTTTGAGCGTGTCTCTTTGCCACAATGCAGCAAATGCTAGAATAATTGCACAAAAAAACATTACAGCTAAAAATATAAAAGGTCTTGTATCACTCATATTACCAGTGTCGTATTGTATTTGCCATAATGAAAAAGCAGGTAATCAAATTCACAATCCAAAAAATTGTTCTTACTATTGCAGCGGCATCAGACTCACGATCATTGTCGCTAATCTTTGATCCCATTGCTTTAGCCCATATTCTCCATAACTTCATATCAGCAAAGATTTCTCAATCCGTCTTGTTTAATTTCTTTTAATTCTTGCAACAGTTGCTGTGCTTTTTTTTCTAATGCTTCACGACAATAGTTGTATGTGCCGTCTGGTCGTTTACCATTCGACACAAGCGCAACAAACTCACGGAGTTTCATAGTTTCAAGCATATGGTAAATTTCAAGTGGACTTAGGTTGTTCATATCATCATTATACCAAAGTTCCTTCAAATGTAAATACTTAAATGTATCTTAATTTAAATTCACCATCGGAATAAATTTCCACATAAGAACATTGATGGTCGCAAAAAGATCCAGAGTTTATGTAAACGCATGTTTCAAATTGTTTTATTTCAGCATGATGTGTATGACCAGCAAGCAAGACATGATATTTCTTTCCATGTTTGTCTGCAAATTTTCGAGATACAATATCTTTGGCATCAATCCAAGATTTACTCAATCGTTTTAAAAACCTTGATGTTTTGTGAGATCTATCACATTTTTGAATCCAATAATAGAGTCCAGTAAAAAACCATGTTAAAAATGGTCGGTGTTTAATCCAGTAATCATACTTGTCACCATGTTCAAAAAAGAATCTTTTGTTATTGATTGTAGTCGCGTAATTTTCGAGAAGCTCCATTCCAGTAATCGCACTTAAAAATTCAGCATTGCTGTCATGATTCCCCTTGACAAGAACTACGTTATGACTCTTTGAAAGTTTGCGTATTTTTCCAAGAATTTTCCAGTCACGTTTATCATAACGTTTAAATGAATAGTTATCAAACAAATCGCCATTAATTATAAGTGTATTAAATTTTAAGTTTAGCACCCGTAAGACTTTTTCTTTTTGACTTACATCAGTACCTAAATGAATATCACTTATAACTAAAACTTCGATCATAGTTCCCAATATCTCCTGTGTACACTATCACCACACTGCTCGCAGTCATGCTCGTCAGTTTCCCAATTGTCTGGTTGAAAGCATTGAATCAAATCGTCGAGACTTACAGTGTGTTGTTTTAATTCTTTTTTAAACTGCTCACAAAGATAGTCTACAAACTCGTCAGTTTCTTCATCGGTAAGACAGGTTGGTTCATACTCACCACCAACAACTTTGTCATTGATTTCAGTACAGAATGTCGTACATCCTTCGCTAATTGTAATTTTATATTTCATTTGTCCCAAGAATAGCCAAAAAAGTTATGAATTGAAAACCAACCATATTTCAGTTTGGTTTGACGATGATAATCATTATAAGAAATCTTTGGTAAAAAATTATCTCTTTCTAATTGTAAATGCCAATAAATAAATCGAATGTTAATTAGTGTGTTGTCCATATTTTATATTTCATTTTAATAATTCTGGATTTTCAAAAATATTTCCAACTACTTCAATATCATCCTCCCCCCAAATTCCCCGAATATCATTTTTATTAATCCAAGTTAAAAAACACCCTTCATCAAAAATCACTTTGCCGACAAAGTTTTCATTTTCGTATTGGTCAGATGTCGCTTTTACAATATCTCCCTCATAAATCTCATCACCGTTTTTATCTTTGAGTCCAGTGTATTGTTGAGGAGTTATATCATCGAATGGAGCAATATCAACATAATTGCATTCCCCCTGACAATCATATGTCACCATATCATCTATAAAATTGATTGCTTTTAAATAGACAAATCTTTTTTCTTTTTTGTGCCAATAGCGAAATTTAATTTCTCTGCTCATAGTCTCGCTTTGATAAACTCTACAACATCTTCAAAGAAATATTCGTCATCATCATTCAAGCCATAATACTCTCTTGTTTGATAGTAGTTTTTAGTGACGATGCCCATCATGTCCATCTTGTTGTAATTATAGCGAGGTGGAAGATTATCAATCAATACATTGTCTTTGTCTGCGATAGGCATTGGAAGTGTGCCTTCGCCACCATAACCATGTGAAATGCTATACTGCTGAATGTCTTCGCGTGTGTAGATGTGATCGTTATCTAAACCAAACTCACCAAGTCGATTTAATTCGTGAGCATAGTCACGAGTAGCGCTTGTAAGAATATAAACGTTTTCTTTGCCTACGACACTGTTGTAGTATTCAAAGAGTCGCTTTGCGCACGGACGAATCATCGTACGATAGGTATGCATGTCTTCACTGAGTATAAACTCAACATACTCGCTAGGCGGCACGCTGTTTGCATATGTATGCAAGATACACTCATCTAAATCTTGGAATATTCTTTTAATCATAAATTAATCATCTAAAAATAAGTTATAGTTCGTAATCTCTAATCAAAAATGCTGGAGTTCTTTCCCCGACATAAGCACCTAATTGATTGAATTCATAATACTCAACAGCCTCTTCATAAGACATACCACCTTTTTGAAGTTTTTCAAGAACTAATTCTCTATCATATAGAATATAGGACTCTCCCCCAAATCTTTCAACAACTCCAATGATACAATCGTCGTATCCATCCATCTTGAGTAAATCTTCGTCCATTATTGGTCTTCTATTTTTTTGATAATAGCTTCAGTTCCTTGAATCATATCCACAACCTTATCATCTTCCATAACAAAAAGACGAGGAATTGATTTCACATTATTATCTTTAAAAAATTTAATGTCAACATCAGCATCTTTTATTTCAACTTTATCAAATAAATTTTTAGCTTTTAATTGAGATTTGATCATTTGGCACGGTCCGCACCATCCTGCACTTGCTAATATTAATTTACTCATTTGCTTTTTCTTTCTAAAAATAAAATCATAGTTTTCTCTTCCTTCTTTTGTCAGAGATTTTGATTTAATTTCATCTCCAGTAATTGGATTGGTTGTTGCCATAATTATTCAAAAATTTCTCTTCTTACCTTGGTTGTATATTCATCTTCAGAAGAGCAATTAAACACATAATCATAAAGCCAATCATTATCCCAACCAATCTCATCAGTCAACTCGGAATAAATAAGTTCTTGCGCTTCTTGAAGCTTAATTACCGCTTCTCTCGCTGCTTCTACTTTCGTCTGTTGTTCTTTGTTTAACTTCTTCATATCTTTCTTTTGATTGATTGTATGCAAGTGCAAGGTTTAATTTTTGTATTGTTTTTGGATTACACGGAAATGTTTTACCACGAAAGGTATATAGTTTTTCTTCTTCAGCTTTCATACCATCTATCTATTTTTTCTCTGTATTCTTTAATTAAAATTCTAATGTTGCTTAGAGCATGACCAAGATCATTTTCATCCATAATAGTCTCAGCAAGTTTACACTCACGATCAATATTGTCAATAAGCTTTTGTTCAACTGTTGGATATTTTTTACGATTCTCTCTGAACTGCACTTCCATTTCTTTGCGTTGAGCTGCGACCTTTGCTTTACTTTCTGCAAGTTCTTCATCGGTTAATTTTTGCGGCTCTTCATGTTTAACTAACTCGATATCACCAACCAACTTACCATCTTTAAAAAGTGCAGAATATTCTATCCATCCACGGACGAACCTCATCCACTCATCGCTATTTCCAGCATGATCATCGAGTTCATGATATTCTGGATGACTATAGCTTTCATAGAAGTGAATGTTTCCGCTAAAACATTCTTTCTCATACCACTCTGCTTCGACTACAAAGTGACCCATCGCAGCTATCTTTTCACTAAACGGTGCATCGTCTGCAACCTTTTTACCCTCTTCCCAACGACCTTCAACCTGCTTAAACCATAATTGGCCATTCCCATCAATCCTGTAAGTTGACATTGCTTGGTTTGGTGTGTCCTTTGTTTGAAAGGCAATATCACTCACTTTATCTCCCCAAAGAGAGATAACTGCATCTGGCAACTCTGGTAGAGTTGTTCCTACTCTTATATAATCGTACATTCCCATAATTTTTATTTTGTTAGTGATTGCGCTACAATTAAGCCTAAGTTGGATATAGCATATCCTCCCCACACTACTGCCCATGCATAATTTTGTTTATATGCATGAGCAATGCATACACAAGTATATAGTATAAAAGCTAAAAATACAACTATATTTTCAAATGTTAACTGCATATATGTTTAAATTGTGTGTTATAAGTCAAGTTCTGCTTGACCTGTTGTGCATATCTTAATCTAGTTTTTTATTAGTGAATTTTTTCTTATAAAACTCAACAGTTTCTTTTAAAGCATCGTCAAATTTTTTAAATTCTGATTTGTATGTCATTTTTTCTGATGCTATTGCGTATCTAAAATCATGTCCTTTACGATCTTCGACAAATTCAATTGCATCTTCAATCTTTTTATCACCGTTGTACAATATGTCAAGAATTTTTTTAATCAAATCTAAATTTGAATATTCAAAAGCTTCTGGAGAAGATACATTGTATACTTGACCAGACTCTCCTCGGTCGGCAATTTCAAGGATACACTTGTTGTGATCTTCAACAAAAATCCACTCTCTTACATTTTCTCCTTTACCATAAACTGGTATTTTTTTATCGTTTAATAAACTTTTAAGAATTGTTGGAATGAATTTTTCGTCATGTTGATTAGGACCAAAATTGTTACAGCATCTTGTAACAAGAATATCCATACCGAATGTTTGGTTAAATGCCAATGCTAGTAAATCAGATGCAGCTTTTGATGCTGAATACGGACTTCTTGGATTTAATGGTGTGCTTTCTAAAAATACTCCCTCGTTTGCTGGCAATTGTCCATATACTTCATCAGTCGAAATACAAATAATTCTAGCATCGGGATTATTAGTTTTCATGAATTCTAATAATTTAGAAGTTCCCACAACATTACTAGTTATAAAACTAGTGGGATCATTTATTGATCTATCTACATGAGATTCTGCTGCAAAATGAAAAACATAATCAAATTTTGTTTTGTTTAAAATTCCATTATAAAAGAAACTTTTATTACAATCTAGCTCACATATATCCATATGGATTTCTCTGTAATTATTATATTTTGAAAGTACCGAACCTGTTAATTTTCTGTGACCAATTCCCCATTTATCAATATTAAATATATCAACTTTTTTATAATTATCATTAATATATTCTATAAAATTGCTTCCAATAAAGCCACATCCTCCTGTAATTAGAACCGATTTTCCATTTAAATCAATCATAAGAATAATTTACCACCCTATTGCAAATTGTCAATCTCGTTGTAATTAAATTAAATAATTTTATGGAATATCAAGATGACAGTTTAGATGAAGTCGCTGATAGCATTATAGACCAACTTAAAAATCAGGGTCAAAATTTAAAAAATATTGAAAAAGATTATCCAGAACTTTCTCCAGAAGATGTCGATTCTTTTATTTTAAAATATGGATCAAAGGCTGTTATTGATCTTGCTGATGTACTGAAAGAGCAAGCGGATCTTGTAAAACAAACAGGAGACGAAAAACAAGTACTGGCATTGGCTGAATTGGCAAAATCATTTCAAGGAAATTTAGAAGTATTACAAAAGAGAAGCATTGCAAATAATAAAAATGACACTGCTGTAAAAATAAAACAAATGGATATTGATAGTAAAAAAGAATCTCAAGAACATGAAGAGATGACTCGGTTAACTATGAGCAGAGAAGAACTTTTTAAAATTATGATTCAACAAACAGCAGATGTTCAAAAAGAAAATAATAAAGTTATAGATATATAATTATTTTTTTATTCCCAGTTGACCAACGTTAGTACTCAATTCATACTCGACATTTTTAGTTTCGGTTTCAATTTTCAAGCTGCTTTTTCTTCTTTCAAAAGAATCATAAATATCACCCATTAAATCAGTTTCAACTTCTTCTCCGTTTATATCTACAACAACTCTAGAGTTTGATGATTTTGATGTGTTTTTAGATGAGTCGAATGAATTGTATGTTTTCTTATCATAAAATATTCTATAATTTTCATCTTCTAAATATGTTTTAACTTTTGAAAAAATATCAGAACTTATCTGTGTCAATACATTATAAAAAAATCTATCACGAACACAATAAGTGCCATATGCTTGACTTTGCCAAGATCCTGAATCTTCAGTGTCTATTCTATCTTGAGGTTTTTTATCTATCAACGGCAATGTATTATCAATACAAGAAGTTGGTATCATACCACTTCTAAAAACATTTTCTGTTATTGTACTTCCTTCAATGGATATATCTTGTAAAAATTTTGGAATTTTATTATACACATCAACAGTTTGTCCAATCGGAGCTGATGAATTTGGAACTATGGTAACATTAGAATTCGTCACTTCTATATTTCCACATCTTCCCATTATATCTGGTATGTTTTTAAAATATTTTTTATTTTTTGATAATTCTCTGGTATATTGACCCAATGGTCCTCCCAACAATTGATTTACATAATAACGAACGGTGAATATATCTAATTGAGAACCTTCAGAATCTAGCTTGTTTATAAATTTTTCAAGTTGATTAAGTCCTAATTCATAAACTTTTTTAAATTCTTCCATGAATTCTCTATCCTTGGAAGTAAACTCTGGAAATTCATTAAGATTCTTGATGTTTTCAAGATCTTCTTTTGTGAACTCTATAGCTCTTAATATTTCAACTTTATTTCGCATTGTGTTTATTTGTTATTCAGCATCATCGCTAACATTACTAGTTGGACCTATATATGTTTTTGTACAAAAAAATTGATTTCTATATAAATCAGCATAAAATATATGTTGAATTTCTGTTACCAACCATCTACCAAGTAATTTTTCATCACTTTTCCATTGTTCTTTTTTTGTTTTATATATATCTATGAATTTACCACTTTGTCTAAATGTATCTCCCAAATTGACAAATGTCGCTTGTAAATTATAAAATATCAAAGCGGCATTCATTTCAGCTTCAATTATCTTAACACTATCTTCAATTTGAAAAGGCATTCTATAATGCTTAAATTTCTCTGGTAATGTATTATTGAATACTAAACAGGGTTTTGGCTTACCACCTATTGAACTGAAAACATCAACAAACTTTTTCTTCCACTTGTCTTTTAATTTTTTAATATCTATTTTTTTAATTTTAGTTTCTCCCAAAATAGGATCATAACCATGCACTATTCTATTTACAAAAAAATTATTTGTAATATCATGAGATGGTGTTGAATATCCTATATTTCTACTACCCCCAATGTATGTTCCAGTCTCAGCGTCTGCAGGAGGGTTGTTTGGATTACTTGGATCAAATTCGCTGGTTAAATCTCCAATCGCAAAAGCATCCATTAAATTTTCTTTCTTTTTATTATCTTCAAACAATTTTGAAATTAATTGAAGATTGAATTTTTCTTTAGAATGATCCCATTGCAAAAATGCCTTTACATAAATATCATCCGCCTTTGCATAAAAAACTCGCAACAAATAATATACAAGATCTATATACCTCCAATTTAAAGGTGGTATGTATGATAATTCAAAATCTCCAGATTCCCAATCACCAATTTTATCTTCTCCTAAAAGTTCTTTAAAAATATCTTTTAAAATATCTCCAACTTTACCTGAAAATGTTTTTGCGTATGGTATTTTTTCTAAAAATGGTAATACTTTAGCATCAACTAAATTGAAAGTTTTAATATTTTCTAATCTATTGTCGGGATATCCAGCATTATCATCGCTAGTTATACAAAATGTGTTTTCATATTTTTCTTTTTTACCATCTTTGGCTTTGAACATTATTTTAAATTTGTCTCTGCCATCTCCTCTTATAAAATATTTATTTTCTACAAAATCATAAGGGTTAGCAATTGATATTGTACCAGATTCAAACGGTTCGAATATATTATCAACCAATGTCATTCCTTTAACAGCAGATTTCGTGAATTTAACTTCTTGACCATCCGAATTGGTCAATTTAAATTCACACTCAAATTCAGCATCGTTGATTTTAAAAATGTCAGCCATTAATAATGTCTCCCTCCGAAAATTGTAGAGTTAGTGATATCAACATATATGGAAGTTTTATATACAATTGGTATGTATGATATTTCCGTTCCTCCATTCACATAAAATGGTGCGCCATCGAATTTATCTTTATTAAGTAAATATATTATCCACCAACTTTTAATATCTCCATAAATTCTATATGATAGTGTTGTTAGTGGTGTTCTAGCTTGTACATTATAAAATTCTAAAAATTGGTTTCCTAATGTTGGAAATTCTATCTTTTTAAGAATATTATATGTATAAAATTCTTTATCATCTATAGATTGTTTGAATATTTTAAATATTCTTTCATAATCTTCGATGTTTAATGCGCTCAAAGATGTAATCTCATTTTGATATTGACCAGCGTCCACCATATTATTTTACCTTTTCCATAAAGTTTGATGGTTCTGCTGTCAATGGTTGCAGTCCCATGTTTATTTCATATGCTTCGGGCATGATAACTCCGTTGACCATTCTTTTAGTTCCTAATAAACGAACACTGAATGAACTACAGTAAGCCCATGGTATATAACGATATCCATATAATTTAGCTCTAAAAATTCTAGGAGGGTCCATTGATATGGCATCGTTTCTTTTGGGTCTGTTAATTTCAATTAATTTTTTAACCAATTCGTAATTTTTATTAAAATCAGAATTTAAAGTATTTGATAAAATAAAAGAAATATCCATCGCTCCTTCATTTGCAGAAGAATAATCATACATTTTTGGGGTTTCTATATATGACCCAGGGCTACCACCGCCCTTAAGACCTTCCATCAACGCACCCACCGCACCGCCTATATCTTTATTTTTAAAAGCACCTTCGGCTTTATTTATACCTTGATCACCGACCATTGCTGTTATTTGAGTAGCACCTCCAATATATTTTTGAGCTATGGTATCTAATGTAGATCCTATGCCACCGCTTCCTCCAAATCCATCTTGGAATGTATCTCCAAATTGATTATTGAAACTTCTAGCTTGATCACTGAAATATGGAAAATAAAAATCGTCTTCTAATTTTGCAGATTTGTATAAATCATTATAAAATTGTTCTGCTGATTTGTTGGCTACTTCTAAATAAGAAGTTAATCTATCTATAACTTGATTTGATACAATTCTATATGAACGCAATACCACTTTAGGAGCATCATTTCTTAAAGCAGCTCCTCTTGGTACACTCGTCCAATCATAATCTTTTACAACATTGTATTTACCCACAATATTATTTATCAACCAAGAGCATATACACTCCCAGCATATCCCATTCTATTATCACTTAATGATATTCTATTTTTACCACCATCTGACATCATAGGGATTGGTTGAGGAATAACAGATGCGCTACCACTTGAGCCATTCATTCTTTTCATTTCTTTAAGTGTCAAATTACCGATATTGACAAGCGCTTCTAAATATTTACATTGATTTAAACTAGCATGTTCAATAATTTGAGCAACACTTATAGCTTCATTGTTTTTAAATTCTGTTTGGTCATTTTTAGAATTTAGACCTTTTTCATTATTTGTTAATGTTTCATATTTGTTATTTGGAATTTCACCAGCTAAATTAATAATATCTTCAGAAAGTTTAACAAAGGCGTTAAGCATAACAGATTTAATATCGGGAATGATTCCTGAAAATATATCTTTTAAACTTTCTAAGTATGAAGAAAAAGAATCTGAAACTATTGGTTTTGCTGCATTAAAAACATCAACTATAATTGAACCAATACCCTTTAATGATTCTGATATTGTTGGTTTTGCTGCATTAAAAACATCAACTATAA